TACCAACGTATATTGTAGGTTCTTGTAATCCAGCTTCTATCATTGCTATTTGTTTTGCAAAAGTTGATTCTGAGAATACATCACCTCTTCTTGGACCTGTATGTGTAAACATTCGTGTTGTCATTATTTTAATATCAAACGCTTCTGCATAATACCTACCCAACAAATCCGTTCCTACTTTTGAAATTGCATATGGGGATGCTGGATGTACTGAACACTCCTCATCTATTGGTAATTTCTCTTTTGGTACTTTTCCAAATATTTCAGATGATGCACATACATGAACTACAATATTATCGTTTCCATAATTACCAATTGATTCTAAAAGATTTGCAGTTCCTATGATATTTGTTTGTAAAGTTTCAAGTGGGGCTCTAAATGATGTTTTTGGGTACGATTGAGCGGCTAAATGAAATACATAATCAGGTTCAGATTCATTAATAGCGGATTGTACTGATGGCAAGTCATTTAAATCACCATTGATAAGAAATATTCTATCTTTTTTGTTAATTCTATCAAAATGATGTTCCAAATTATCTAATCTATCATTCCATCTGATAAATCCATAGATATTCCATTCAGTATTCTCAATAAGGTAATCTACCAAATGAGAACCAACCATTCCTGTTATTCCTGTTATTAGTGCATTCATTTATTTCTCTTAAACCATTCAATTGTTTCTTCTATACCTTTTTCAAAGGAGTAACTTGGTGTAAATCCAAGATTATTTATTTTTTCAGTATCTACCATTCTAAATGGTATGGTTGTTGGTTTGGAATTATCCCAAACTATCTCTGGTGTAAGACCAGATACCTTCTGAATTGTATTTACTATATCTCCTATTGTAATTGGAGCTCCATATCCAACATTATACGGTTCCATTGGGTTACCATGTTCGATTATTGTTAATGCACCCTTAATCACATCCTTAACATACAAGAAATCTCTTACAACATCAGGTGAACCCCAAGCAGTGAATGGATTTTCTCCACCTAACATACGATTTATAATTGCAGGTATCACATGACAAGTTTTTACATTGAAGTTATCGTTTGGTCCAAATATTGCCGAACCTCTACCTAAGAATATCTTTAATTTAGAGAAGTTTGAAGTATGTTCCATCAATTTTTCTCTATATCTTCTCATCCAACCATAACCAAAGTACGCAATGTAAGGTTCTTCATCCCAAAACTCATCTTCCTTCACAGGATATCTTCTATCGGGATAACCAGTTGATGAATTTAGGTCAAAAAATGAATCTACTTCATTCCTAGCACACGCATCAAGTACATTTCCAAGTAAGGTGATGTTTCCAAGTGAACCTTGTATATCAGTTCGTACTGAACCAGGATGTAAAACATGACCTGCACAATGAATTACCAAATCTGAACCTTTTGTTAGTTTGATTGCATCATCAATATTATTCAAATCAATGTTTTCTAGTATTGTTATATCTTTTTGTATCTCTTCACTAACTTGTAGTGGTGAATTGTAAGTGTGAGTAGTAATATCTGCACCCAACTTATGTAGTTCGTTGATAAAGTGTGTTGCAAGGAAACCTGCCCCACCTGTAATCACTACATTTTTATTTTTAAAGTAACTCATATTAATAATTTATATTGTTTATACCTTGTTTCATTAGTGTTTTTAAGTATTTGTATTGAATCTTTGGTTGATGTAATCCAATTGGGTCATTATAGTATAAGTCTTCAACAGCAAATCTTTGTGCAACCTCAATTGGTGCAATCTCCTTATTGTCTAAATATTTGATAAAATAAATATCCTCTTTAAAATAAGAATCATTCGGATGTGTTTCAATGATATCAATCATTCTATTTTTGTTTCGTATAGATAGACCACCATTTCCTACATACTTTTCTTCTTTTGGTTTTAACCATGGTGCACCCACATAAGAATAATCCAAAAATTCATCAATACCTGATTTAATTAATATTGCATCTGTTTGGAATATTAAAATATTATCAGATGTTATCATTTTCCAAAAATCAGTTGTTCTGAATAGGTTATCGTAATCATTTACTATCATATAATCATAATCTACATGATGTAGTTCTACATTATCAATACCATCAACTATTTTTTTACAATATTCTTCATTTAGATTACCATGAAATAATTCCAATTTCCATTTTTTATTAGAATCTGATTCATTTAGAAAATACATTGTGTTTTTTATAACAGTTTCTAAATGTGGATGTTCACGAGTTTCCATTATAACAGCAGAATAGTTATCATCATATGATTTTATTTTATAATCACTTAACTTCTCTCTAAATAATTCTATATGAGTGTTCCATATGTTTTTATGTTCATTTGTTTGTATTCCCATTATAGTAATTTTTGTATTTCATTAAACATAAAGTCTGATATGATTTTATATCCATTTAAGTTTGGATGATAGTCTCCCTCATAGTAGTTTTTCTCATCATTCCAAACAGATTTACTTCCATACTCCCAAACACTAGTTCCTTTTTCTAATTCTTCTACTTGTAAGATGTAAGATAATGTTCCTTTTGGATTAATATAATTTTTTGGTAATTTAATAGATGTAGTATCATCTAATAATGGATAAAACCCATTAAAATAAAATCTATTATATCCAATCAACGTATCTTCAAATTTTTTGTATAACTCAATTGGTGATAATCTATTATGCTTTTTGTATCGAAACGGATATGTAAAAACTACGATTATAATATCATCTTTGTGTAAAAACTCTTTACATGATTCAATCTTATTAAGAATAAATTCATTTCCAAATCCACAATATCCCATATTAATATAAGGTATCCCCAACCTCTCGGATAACCACCTTGGCCAAGAGTTTTGTTCTCTCAGTTTTTGTATAAATTCAGGTGGTGTTGCATTTTCTTTATATGTAGAATTAGTTTCCACACCATGTCCAGCTGTCCAACTATCACCAAATGCAACTAATCTCATATAATAGGAGTATTGTGTATATTTTGTTTATACTCGTTCATTGTGTTTTTAAAAAATTGAATATCTTTAATTTTATGCTTCCTTGCAGCTTTTATTAGTATTTCTCTGTTTTTATAAAACCTATCCTTATAACTTGAATAATTTTTTATAAATTCTGTCTTAATTTTTTCAATTCTATCTAATTCTTTACAAATTGCTTTAAACCGCAATCCATCATCTTTTATTAAGTCATATGAGTGGTCTATAATATCATCAAATAAATCCAATCCCATCTTTCTTAATTCATTCACATGATTTGGTGATGCAAAAAATATAGGATATTGATAATAATAGAAAGGTCTATATGATTTTTCTGTAATATGTACAACTTCAGTAGATGAATTAAATTCAGATTCAGTAACCACATTCATATAAGAATTAGAAAATGCTTCATGTAACTCAGGTACTAGATATATTGGAGCAAGGTCTTTATGAATAAACTCTCCTCCCTCACCTATCCAATTTTTACCAGCTTCATAATCATCTTCTTTGTAAAATTCCTTAAGTTCAAATATTTCTCTAGCATTATCTATTATAAACTGTGTTTCGAAGAATGGTTTTAGTTTTCTCACCAAATCTCCATAATATACGTTTCCTATACAAGAATAGTTAGTATTTTCTTCTAAATCTTTATTAGCTCTAAGAAACGCTATTAAACCCATTCTATGTGGTTTAGCTCCTTTGTTTCTACACATGAAAAATTTACCAGTTTTTTCTTCATTAAACTCAAATTCATATGCTTTATATTCATCATTTTTAAATGCCATTACTTGGTAGGATGACCATTGTAGAAAATTAAGTTTGTAAACTTTTGCTTTCGTATTAAAGTTATGTATTTTTTTTATTTTTTCAAGATTCTCATTTATATTACTATCATTATTACAAATAATTACTTTATGGTCTATTCCAAGTCTGTTTAATTTATCAATTATCAAACCCAATCCACCTATCCTATCGGCTTCATGTTCTCGTAAATAGACTAAGTAAAAGTTTATATTTGTTTTCAATCGTTTAATAATCTGAGCAGATAATCCTAAATTAGGCAAATCACATAAATCATGATATGATAATCCAGGATGCGAAACCATATAAAAATAAAGGTCAGTTGGATTTATTAGAATATTTTTTAAAGGATGCTTTAATACATTAAACTTCTCATCATCACCTAAATAATCAAAATCATTTTCGCTATCATTTAGATATGACGAGAAAAAATTACTTGAATCAAACCATTTATTACTATTCCCATTTTTAGAACAATTTGCAAGTGGATATCCATCATCCGAAAAATCATTATAAACAAAATTTACATTCATATTAAATTTGATTTTTGATTTATTTTAACAAAGTGGTCATATACTGATTGAAATGCATATGATATATTTTTAGTTGTATTAATTTTTATTTGATTTCTGTTGTGGACTAGTACTTCTTCCATTTCTTTAAACCAACTTAGTTTATCATCTATTGATATTATCTTTTTTAAATTATCTATAATTTTTTCAAATCGTTCACAGTCTGATGATGTATCATATGATTCATCAATCCACTTATCAAAAGTTTTATATCCAAGTTTTTTTAATTCAGTTAATGAGTTTTTATTACCCAATACCATAAATGGATGAGAACACATCATAACCTTGAATATTTTTTCACTTAAAAATATAGTGTTCTGTGTATCTTCATATTGTGCCTCACTAATTACGGAAAAGTAACTATCTAGGCAAACCTTATCATTAAATCTAGTTACATAGTAATTAGGGTCATGTGCTTCGTTTGATTTATCATAGATTAAACTTGGAAGTGTTTCTTTAATTTTTTCCGTTTCTGAATGTGATAATCGATAATCACAAAATTCAACAGATTCATGAAAAGTATTCATACTAACAAGACCATCTTTTAATAAATTATTTCTATGAAGTAGTGAATAAAAATTTATTCTATGTCTTCTTGGTTTTTTATTCAAGTTACAAAAACTAACAATATCATTATTGTTCTTATATTTGATATGGTCATCAAATGTTGGAGGAAAGTTTTTATTTCCAGGTGGTAAATCATTTGAAAGTAAATAAGTATCAAACTCAAAATGAGAGTAGGGTACTACTTTAATGTGCTTGGGATGTGGATTATTTATTAACCAATTCTCATAACAAGTTTCTACTATTGAATTACCCGTAACAAATATTATATGAGTTGGATTTATTTTTCGTTCTTTACATTCTTTATGAAAAAATTCAAATATCCAATCATCATGATAACCTTCAAAAGAACTATCAACTAATAGTAGTGCCTTTTCGTTTTTTAAATCAGTTAAATAATCATCATCTAGTAAATCAAATAAAGATTCATAATTATCATGATTTGATGAACTACCACCTCCCCAATTATGTGGGTCATTATGAACACCAAGTGGTATTATATATTTTTCTGGTTTTGAATCTTTTGTAAAAGTATTTACTTTGAATAAATTGTGATTTATATTTCCACTAGAAATTCTCATAGCATTAAAAATAGGTGCAAGGGTAAATCTATTACCACCCAAGCTATTTTTAAATGTACCACCATCCATTACAATGTGATTTTCAGTATCACTTATAACAAAGTTCATATTAGTTTGGATTGTATTCGCCATCTTCAAAATGTGTTATATCACCCGGTCTTATTTCTACATCTGGTATTGTTTTATCAACATCTATGTTTTGATACCAAACAGCAAGTTCTGGAAACGTTTTACAAAAATCCTTTCCTCTTCTTTTATCATATTGTTCGTAGAATGATTTGAAATCATGAAATTGAATTTCATCCTCTCCCTCAGTAGTAACATGACCCGTTTTAACAACTTCTATATAATCAATTAATCTTTCTATCTGTGCAATTTCTCCTTCACTAAATAATTCATAGAAATCACTTTGTTTCTTTTGTACCTCAAACCAATTATTTAGTTTTTTGTGTAAAAACATTTTTACATCATTGGGTAACGCTAATGGTGACATAAATGCTGGCCATCTGAGTATATTAAAATCCACATTAGGTCTATTAGAACCATACTTCTTTTTTAATACAATCATATCATCTAAAAATTCAGTAATAGAAAATAAACATAATGAATTAATTGTCATCATGACTGTTAGTGAACGAAATATTTTTTGATTTACTCCTTCAAGAAAGGCAACCATATGACTTCTCCATTCAGGATAAATTAAACCATCTCTAATATATTCAGCATGAGGACCAAATGATTCGTTTGATGTATATAAATCAAACTCCTTAATTGGCAACTCATACGATGCATCGATTAATCGTTGAATTCTTTTAAAATTACCACCAAGATTTGAATTTACAGCAAATCTAAGTTTATCAGATTTATGTCCTTTCATCTTTTCTAAGAAACTCCAAAAGTTTGGAGATGCACATGGTTCACCACCTGTAATTCTTATTTCTTCTAATCCACCTTCAATTAAATCAGGCCACCATTTTAAAAATGCTTCTACATAAGGATTTTGGTCATTATATTTACCATTTGCATCTGCCCAAGAACCATTGTTTTGATATGCACCAGCTGATACTGATTTAAACTTTTGATATGGTCCAAATTTATCAATATCCTTACCCCAAGTTGTAGAGTAACCAGCATTACAATATGAACATCCAAAATTACAAGTTCTATCAAAAGAAGCTTCAATTGTTTTTGGTATAATATCAGCATCCCATGGTACATCTTTAATTGCAGCGATATCTTCTTCTTTATAAATCTTAGATTTGTAAATTCTATCTGCTATATTATCTCTACCAATATCTTCAATCTTCCAACAATAAGAACACTCAGCAGGTCGTTTACCTTCTAACATCATCTTTCTTTGTTTTTTAGAAAAATCAGTATTATGTAATTCAGATGGTCTATCTTTTAATTTATCTACATCAATTGGATGAGGTAGTGGTAAGTGACATGAGTTTTTAAAACCATGCCCTAAATGCAATGATACATTGTACCATTTTGCTGCACAAAAACTTGGTGATATACTATTGAGATTATCATCTCTCCATTTTCTTAAATTTTCTGTTGACATATGTTATATTATTTTATAAATTCTGTTGGTACTTTTTCCACAAAATATGTATTTTTTGAATTATCATATATAATTCCTTGATTATTTACTGTATTAAAGTCATAGTTAAATATTACTTTATTATATTCATCGATTTTGTTTAAGTTATTGATATCAGTTTTATATATTTTTTTAATTGTTTCTATATCTGTAATATCTTCTACAAAGAGTAAATTATCTATATCTACTGAACCATGATAACGATGCTCAGGTACTTCAGTACCAGGATTACCAGTTCCTAGATACAATCCTTCTGTTCTATAATCATCTATTAGATTTTTATCGAAATCAATTTCACCTACTTTTTCAAAGTTTTTATAAATTATAAACTCATCATTTTTTCTAACTATGGTAATTACAATACCATTTGAAATTTCATCATAATTTACTCCATGAAATGGTAGATAATGAAACTCATCATCTGCAACTTTAGTTGTTGCTTCCGTCCAAAATTCTAAAGCTAATGTATCCGCTTCATTATTATATGTTAAACCAAAGTTTTTACCAGGTTTCCCAAATATACAAAATATATTATCAGATTCTAAATCTTTATCTAATTTAAATTCAATATTAATCGAGTATTCTAATTGATGAAACAAATTAGATATTTTTTCAGATTCACTTTTATTAAACTCAGTAACGTACTGATGGTCTTTATGTTCATTTAAATCCCATTCATATTTAATCCAATATGGTTCTTTATAATTTATTATCATTTTATATCATTTATAAATTCACTCATTTCAGGATAAGTTTCTTCACAATCCAATCCTCTTCTTTGTTTATAATCTTTAATGTAATGTTTAAATTTCTTTTTACCCAATGAGAAGTCAACATCAGATTTCGCATCTTCCAAAAACATATCTTTTATTCTTGTTATTTTTTCAATTTCTTTTAATGTGAATCCACTATCAGTTGGTTCTTGTAATTGATATGAATTTAAACTTCTATATGATGAGAAAAACTTCATATATTTTTCTAATTTTTCAAAATATGAAATATCTAAATATCCTTTTAATAATCTAAAACTTAAAAAGTCAGGATATCTTAAATAAGATGTATCTATTATTAGTGGAGAATTCCAATATCGTTTTGTATTAAAATGTTTAACTTTAAAATCATATATTTTTCTTAAAAGTTTTTCATAACTAAATGGTGAAAATATATTAAAGGTAGACATTACAACAATTGTTAATTCAGGTATCTCCGTAAGTATTTTATCTATATTATCAAATAGTTGATTAAAGTTTAATCCAAATCTAATATATTCGGCTTGGTCTCCAAATGCATCTACTGAAGTGTATAATATAAATTCTTTTACTCGTTTCTCCTTAATTATTAATTTAGCTTTTTCTATGAACTTATCTATTAGTTTATCTTCTACACAAAGATTACTATTTATAGAAAGTTTTAAATTCTTATTAGGAGTATCTGTTTCTATAATTTCATCCAATACCTTAAATGTATCTTTAGAAAGTAAAGGTTCTCCTCCTGTTATTCTAAATGTATCCATACTTTTATAAAGTTCTGGCCACCATTTCCAAAAAGCTTCTATGTAAGGATTGTGTTCTGATTTTTTATAGGGAATCATATCTTCATTCTCTAATGTTTTCAATGAATTAAATCCATCTCCTGTTGAAAACTCTCCATGTTTTCTCATCTCCTCTACCCATTTAGAAGAATAAGATGGTCCACAATACCCACATTTAAAATTACAAGTATTAGAAAAAGATACCTCTACATACTTTGGTAAAAAATTATCCCTCCATTGAGAATCTTTTATTTGTTCAAAAAATGGTTTTGACCAAGATTCCTCTGATTTAAAAATTCTATCTGAGTATGAATTTGAATTATCTTCTACTTTCCAACAATAACCACATTCCTTTGGTCGTTTGTTTTCCAACATTTCTTTTCTAGCTTTCTTCTTTTGAGAACTATTATGTAATGCAGTATGGTCTTTTTGTATTTCTCTTAATGAAATTTTATGAGGTGCAGGATGATGACAAGAGTGAGTAGTTCCATCATGTAAATGCATTGTAACTTGTGTCCATTTAGCTAAACAAAACCCACATCCAACAGAATCTAACTTCTGTTTCATTTGTTCAAAGTTGTTACCTATAACTTTACTCATAATTTTATGTTTATAAATTTAGCATTTGGTGTTATTTCTTCAACACTTACTAATTCATATTTTAATGAATTCATTCCATCTGATTTGTAATCCCATGTACCTTGTTGCATTTGATGGACAAATCTTTTTTCATTTCTTGCAGTAGTTTCTCCTTTTGCCCAAACTTCCTTACCATCACTATTTTTGACCAATCCCTCATCCTTATGTGGTAAACAATACATTTTACCAGGTACTCTATGTGGTACGGTTGTGTATGGTATTTTTACAACATCTTTTTTGAATGTACAATTATGTACAATTGCATTGTTATCATTGTTAGTTTTATCCATCATTAATCCATCTTTACAATCGTAATGTAGGACTAAACCATCATCTTCAACTTCGTTATGAATATTAGATACCTCATCCTTAGTTAACGCTCTGTTCCACATTCTCACATCTGCAATATCACCTCTAAACCATTTTGATGGTTCTGTATCTGCAACTGATGTAGTTGTTCCAAGATAATAACTTGTATTACCATATCGTTTTAACATTCCCTCAAATGATTGTGGTGAAGGTGTTCCCGTTCCCCATCTTGCATCAGATTCCTTTCCATTCATATAAAAATGAATATCATTTCCATCAACTACTAAGGTAATCCAAGACCATCTATCTTCATAGTTTTTCATCCATTGATAGATGTGTTCTCTTTGGTTGTTCCAAAGAGTTGCGGTATATGTTCTTGAGTTATTGTAACTAAATCCATAGTCATATCCTGGTCTACGAAGAATTGGATATTCACAAAATCTCCTATCCATATCACCAACTAACCAAATTGGAACTTTTTCTTCTTGTTGATGTGCTCTTACTAATACTGAAATTGTATGTGAACGAGATGTTAAATTTCGTAATTGCCTAGTACATGGTATTTCTACATAAGATTTATATCCATCAAATGAAATAAAATCTTGTGGAGTTTTATCGAAATCCATATATTCATAATTAGCGTATCCCTCTAAAACACATCTCCAAAACAAATCATCATCTTCCATTCCCCAATCCCAATAATCATTTGAATAACCATTAGTTCTTTCAACTTGTTCTTTAGAAAATAAAATTGCACCACCAAAATACTCTTCATATTTTAGTTCATAGTTCATTTGTGAGATTTGAGTTGCAATATGTCTAGGTTTATCTTTTGGAAAAGAATAATCAGCACCTCCATCTTCTTCAGGAATCATATCAATATCATGATATACAACATAATCACATCCTTCTTTGAACGCCCACTCAGCAGCGATGTTTTTAGTTGCTCCTCTGTTGAACAACTTATCATCTACTTGATGACCAAAATAAATTTGATAATCAATTCCCCTATCCTTAAGGTATTTACCAATCTTTGGTATAAATTCTTTTAGATGTGATTCTCTGTTTCTATATGGTACACAAACTCCTAACTTCATAGTGTATCCGCTATTAACTTTTTAAACTTAGTTGTACTCCAACCATGGTCTCTATTTAAATAATGAACTGGTACATCTAATTCGAAACCTGTGTATGTTTTACCACGATAATCATCTCCTAAAAATCTGATATCTGGATTTAATCTGTATATTAAATCTACCAATTCTTTTTCGTAAGTATAATACGCAATTCCATTTATAAATTTTATTGAAGTTAAAATTTCTGTTCTTTCTTGTTTAGTAAGAATTGGTTTTAGTTTCTCTGGTCTTTCTATTGATGGGTCTATATGTAAAAGAACTATAAGTTGTTTACAATAAGTTTTACACTCTTTAAACATCTTAATATAACCTGGATGTATTACATCGAAGTTACCGGCAATCACTCCCATATTATATTTATTATCCATCATAACTCTATTGATATTTTACTTATTATTCCGTTTTCTTCTTTTTTTACTTCTTTAAATCTAAGTGTATTGATTCCATCAATTCTAAAATCATCTATGTTAGTTCTAACTTGATTATAATATTTTAATTGATTTTTTCTTGTTTCGTTATGTACCCACTTATTTCCAATAGAAGAATTACTTTTATGTTTTAATGACTTAAAACGAGATTCTCTACGATGTGGTTTTGGTAGAAAAGTTTTAAAGGATTCACTAGACTTATATAAATATATATTGTTTAAATAAACATCATATTTTCCACCCAAATCGATTGATGTAGTTGATGTTGATATTTCTGGTAATATTTGTGTATGTAAAAATTCACTTGATTTAAAGTTTCCAAAATTTCTAAGTTTTGGTTTAGTTGGGTTTTGTGATATCTCAAAAACTTCATCATCATTAAGAGCAATATCATATATCTCGATACTCGATATTAATCCATAAAAGAAATCTTTATTTGATGGCTTACCATTTCCAATACCAATAAAAATTTCATCAGATGATAATTGTAATATTTCATTATTCATTTTTTCTGTACCAACAAGCTTACCATTCATGTATAATTTTATTGTATCTGAATTTTCATATACCATGGTTAGATGAACCCATCTCTCACCAACAACATCGGTTGAAACCGAATATGGTTTTTTATCCAAATCATATGATTGACAGAAAAATCTTCTAAATGAATTATAAAATAAACCCGTATTGTAACCAGGTATTGATAGTATAGGAAATTCATCATATTCTTTATTTTCACTTAAAGGTATATCTTCTGGCTTTACCATAACAGAAATAGTAAACTCATCTTCAAGTAAATGTAATTTTTTATTAGAAAAACACTTTATAAAAGAATTCGTCCCATTAAACTTAAATGATTCTATTTCTTTAATAGTTTCATTACCGAAAGATTCAGTATCAATTTCTAAATCTGATTCGATACATCTAATTAATAAATCATCATCTTCGAATCCCCATCCCCAATAATCATTTGAGAATCCATTAATAGTTTTGAAATCTTCTTTTGTAAACATTGTTACTCCACCGAAGTAATCAAAGAATGTAGTTTCGTAATCGTGTTCTTGTAGGTGTGTTGCTAAATGAAGTGGTTTATCTGAATAAGAATAATCCACGTCTTCAGGTAACATATCGACATCATGAAATACAAAATAATCGCACCCCTTATCCAAGGCATACTTATATCCTGCATTCAGAAGTTTACCTCTGTTAAAAGGTTTATCATCTGATTGTTCAATGATGAAGATTTCGTAATCAATATTCTTAATATAATCTTTCATATGAGATAAGAACCTTTTCAGTTGTTGTTCTCTATCTCTATATGGAACTATTATACCAAGTTTATGATTTACTCTCTTCTCCTTGAGTTTCTGTGTTCTCTTGGATTCTCTCAGCATCTCTTGATGGTCTATTTGATGTTCCTACTGTTTTTGATTTTGCAATTTGATAAAATTCGTTTAGATACCATTCAAATCTTTCTTGCCACATATCTGCATCCAAGTCATATATCCAATCGTTAATTTCACCAATTGATTTACCAATTGATTCAAGAGCTTTTACACCTCTTTCCTCCAAGTTATCGTTACTTGTTGTTTTCGTTGTCTTTGCCATAATTGTAATTTAGTTTTTTATTTTCTACTAATTCTGTTAATAATTTTTTAAACATCCATCCTTCGTGTGATTTAAAATCAATAGAGAACGATGCTTCTTCTATATAATCTTTAAGTTTTACTGGTTTCCATTTTAATTTTTCCAATTCTGATTCTAGTTTTGGAATATCCCACTTTACTTCTTCTAAGTAGTCTTTTATCTTTTTTGGCTCCCACTTTAACTTTTCAATCTTTGCTTTGAGTTCTTCTATCTTCCACTCTAATTCTTCTATTTCGTTATTTTTATCATCTAATTCAAATTCAAGTTTTTCCATTTCTGCAGTTTTTACAACTACATTTGTATTTGCTTCATCTAACCTAAAAGTTTTTTGTTTTATTTCTTCCTCGGTTTCATCTATTCTTGGTTGATTATCCCAATACCTTTCAAAGTATTCACCAATATGAGAATTATTATGTTTAGAAGTTTTAAGTAAAGTTTCTAAAATCATAATAATTTTTAAAAATATAGCATTATCCTTAACACCTGGTTCAATAATATCTTGTAGACTATTATCTATGTGCTCAAGGGTTCGTACTACCTTTTCGTTATGTAACAATTCTAATAAGTTCATAATCTTCTTTATCTTGTTTATCTAATATTTTATAAGTTAATGATGATAATCCAATAGTGGTATAATCTAATTTATCTGTTAGTACCTCATGAAAAAATATATCAGCATTTTCTTCAATATCAGGATTATATTTATAATATTTTTTTATTATCTCAGTATCATCCTCATGTACTAATGATTTATATTCTCCTTGCAATCTTATTGGTAAATATATTGGAGTTGTTACATCTAAAGTAATTTCCTCTACATCAAATGGTCCTTCCAATTTTAAGTGATTTAAATTTTTACCCTTATCTAATAATAATCTATTTTTATAAAAAGTTTTAAAGTCATATATACTACAAATATTAAACCCAAATTTATTTTTCAAATTATTAAATGAACTTTCTCCATCGTAAAATAAAGCAGATACTATTTCTTCATTAATTTTTGTATTTGAAGTTAATATTGATGAGATTTTAATATCACTTTGTGTATCTGAAATTTTAACTGTATGTTTTGTATAATCAAATAAATCGAAATTTTCTTTTAGTTTAAGAGTTTCTAATTTATTATTGAGGTACATAAAGATACCATTGTTATTTTTACCAAATATAACATGATTCCATTTTTCTTTTTTATAATCATGAGATACCTCATAGTGTATTTCATCTTTATCCCATATCTGACCTAGTACATGCTTTCCATGTGATAAGAATACACCAGTATCACAACCTTCAAATGAAAATAAGTTTTTTACTTCTTCTGTATTCTTTGAATCTTTGAACCAAAATGAAATAAAAAAATCTCCATTTATTAATTCATTTGTCATATGATTTATATTTCCATAAAATCTACTTTCAGCACCAAGTGATATTGTATTTATTTTATGGTTTCTTTTATCTGTACCTATTTCTACATTTTCTATCCTATATGGTAACACATCAGTAATATCATATCTTTCATATGTTTGATTTATATCATAAAACTTTTCTAAATACGCTCCACTTCTTTCTAATCTATAAAGTAAGTCTAAATCATGAAAACCATAACCCCAATACTCATTTGAGTATCCGTTTGCATTTTCAAAATCTTCTCTACTGATAACATTAACTCCACCAAAATATTGTGGATATGGCATCTTGTTATCATGTGCTTCAACATTAGTTGCTAAGTGAGTTGGTGATTCGGGATAAGTATAATCACACTCATCATTCATTGGTAACATATCTATATCATGAAAAGCAAAGTAAGTGTATTCTTTACCAACTTCTTTACTAACAATATTACATAATTTACCATAGTTAAAAGGTCTATTATCTGTTTGTTCTGCAATAAAAATAGTGTAATCGATTCCCTTATCTTTAAGAAACTCTTGCATATGAGGTATAAACACATCTAAGTGGTCTTGCCTATCTCTATAAGGAACAATAATTGCTAACTTATCTATCATACTTTTATTATAACATTTGAAAGTTCATTCCACTTTGTATAATCAAAGTAAGAATTATCTTCCATTTTTTCAAACATAAATTCAGGATTATTTATATCGATTTTCCAATCATTAATCTGAATTCCTCTGTACATTTTTTTATATTCCTGCCAATAGGAATAATCTTTTTTTGTTTCTGATACTTCTTTTAATCTTTCAAGAACGGTTGAATCCCATTTAAAATGATGAACTTGTACAATCCCATTTTCTATTGGATATCTTTTAGGATGATTCCATCCTCGTTCTCTCCAAGTATCAGTATCACCGATTACTGCAAAATGTTGTCCATGTGTTACATCTACTGAACCTTTCATTACACAACATTTGTTTGGCATCGCTCCACTCATAGGATATCTAAAAAATCCTGCAAGTGGAAACGATTTCCAAATATTAGTTTCTTTTGTTACCAAAGGAAACTCTCCTCCCTCTCCTATCCTATCGAGGAATCCTCCTGTGATAAACTCCCATCCGTTTTCATCACACTCTGAAATCATTTCTCTGATATCAGTTGGATAAACATGAAGTTCATCATCATCCGAAACCACCCACCATTCGTTTGGTTTGGTTTGTTTAACTTCGTTATATAATTGAGTTACTCTTTCCCAATTAAATTTTTCTTCGGTAACTATTTTGTAGGGTTTGATACCGAGATTTATTACATCTTCTAAAATACCATCTAAGGTATGTTGTCTATAAACTACTACATAAATTTCATCTACAATATCTTTGTAGTGATTTATCATATGTGGTAGGATTGTTGTATTGTGGCCAACTACTGTGACCAAGTTTACTTTTGGCATTTCTGAAGAATTGTTAGACCCGTAGAAGATGGTCTAGTTTTAAATATACCATTATTGAAAAAGTTAAAAATTTCCCAATCACTATCATCACTCAGTTCTTTTACTAATTTAGATGGTCCGTTTGTTATATTATCTTGATGATTTTGACTCTTAACATCTTCTGTAACTATTAAATCTTTTTCGAATGATTCATCTGTATCATGTATTGATATAATTCCATTTGGAGAAAGTATTTTAGAGTATAACTCGAAGTCTTGTTTTACATCTTCATAAGAATGACCTGCATCAATATGTAAATAATCAATTTTAATATCTTCTTTTACAAAAAAGTTATAATATGCGTTTTCTGTTGTTTCTAATATAATTCTTGGAAAAAAGTTTTTTCTTAGAAAAGAATCCCCATTCTTCCAATCTACGTTTCCACCAATTCCATTTGCAGCATCAACAAGATATGTACTTCCTATATCACCCCAATTAAAATCTCGGTTTCCTTCAAAGATTTGTGAATCATACAAATCAACTCTTGCTTGTGTCATTATTCTAGGAATGAATCCACCCCCACTACCCAAACAAACACAAACTTTTGCTCTCATATAATGAATTATAGAGTAAATTAATAAACCATCACCTAAAGTTAAATCAGTAGCACCATGTGTCCAACGATATGGAACAGGAATATGCTCATGAAATTCCTTTCCATTTACATCTAATTTTGGTTTTTGATTATTTGTTAAATATTCTCGAAGATAATCAAGATTTAGTAATGTCATAACTTTCTTATTGTCTTATATAAATATAATAAAAAATAATAAATGTATATAAATATATATTAGTTAAATAGATTTACAACATCAGTTGTCCATCTTGATTTATCATCATATTTTTTTAAATATTCTTTTAATTTATAAAATTCATTTGTATGAACTGATTCACTATCGGATAAAATTAATTCATATATTTTTTTAAACTCATTTTTTGATGATGCTCTATATCGATAATCAACATCTCCCCAATCAGAATGTATGATAGGTAATTTACCATAATCAACTGATTGGAATATAGAATAACCAAATGGTTCTTTAGTATGACATGAATGTGAAATACTCCATTTAAGGTTCATAAAAGAGTTTAGTATATCGATACTCCATTTAAAATATTTAGTTCGTTTAAAATCATAATATCCACTTTCATTTATATTTTTCCAATCATAATATCCACTTAAAACATATGATGGAAGTGAATCTAAATAATGTACATTTTTCCTTGATTCTATTCTTGATGCAAATCCTATTTTATTATTTATTTTACCAAGTTCTATATTATGCTTAAATTCGTAAAAGTTTGTTATAGTTTCTGTTTCGAAATCATTAAATATTTCAGATGGATTATTTCCAATCCAAATTCTTTTTTTACAATAAGTAAGTAATTCTATTACATCATCTTCTACTACATTTGTACTAAACTGTCTAAGAGAATCTCCATATTGTAACATATCAGGTAGATATGCTTGTACAAAAATAGTTCCCCACTTATCTTTATATTTCCATAGATGGTCTCGTTTGTGATAATTTGCATGCAAAAAATGTATTTCACTACACATTTTTAAAATAAAATCTGTCTTTTTTGCATCTTCTAAGTGAAAGTGAAGTTTTCCTAGTTTTTCAAGATTGTAAGTATCTCTCCATCCAATTGGTTTTTTAGAATCTACCAAAATATAATATTCAGAAAGATGAGGTAAAACTAATTCTATAAAATTATTAGTCCACATATCAGCACCACCTTGAATGATGTTACCACAACCTGTTGTTACAAAAACCTTCATTAATTTTATTTTTAACCACAATAGAGGTAACCATATACACCCACTGCTAATCCACTAGAATCAAATGTTACATCTTCCATTGCTTTTGCAACCGTATAAGAACATTGTGATTGTCTTGCTTCGTACTGAGGATTATTATCTCCATCAAATGAAGTAATTACAAATTCTGATGGTTGTTTCATTAAATACCCTGCAGTATCAGAAGAACATAATAAATCACCTCTTGAAACATCTCCACCTTGGTTACATACTTTAAATCCTGGTAACAGGGAACGGGAACCCGATTCATAACTATCTCCAATAGATGCAACTTTCCACATAGTTTTAGTATCTCTTTCATTTTCAGCAAACGTATCACCCAATGAGTCATATGCATCCGAACCACTTCTTGGTTCTTTCCATAAGATACCAACAATCTCAGTATCTTTAGCTGTAGTTGATTTTATTATTTGATTATTTGAATCTAATTTTACTAAATCACCAACATCTACACTTTCACTATTTAACTTTACATATTGGTGACCTGCCGTAAATACTTCTTTCAATAATTGAATATTATGAGAAAGTATTCCATCTGATATATAATTATGTACTATACTTAAATGATAGTTCCATACATCAACTTCTTCTTTAAATCTTTCAATACTTTTAACTTTATCAAGAACCAATTCACCATCAATTACAGTATATATTTCAGAACCCTCGGATAAAAAACTAACAGGTTGTGTTTGTTCTTTAAAATCAGGATGATATAGTGAATGAGATTTAGAACACCTAAGTTCCTTACCTGATTCTGTTTTTATAATAGACCACCCTTTACTTTTACCTACAATAATTTTATCAATAGATGACCATCTCCATTTATTTGTTTCAAAATCAAATACTTTTATAAGGTCTTCTTTTGTTGTATCTTCTATGTTAACTTCACCTCTTTTTGTAATAATTTTTGTACCAGGTAAAACACAATTTTCTTGTGCAAAAGATGCAAGGTCATTAAAATCAGTATTTAAACTAGAAATAGAAGTACCATACCCATCGTATGTCGAAAACCTTGTGCTTAAACGCGTAGTTCCTACTAGTGCAGTTGATTTTAATTTCACTTCTGATGAATCAATTTCAAAAAGAGTACTCCACGCTTTTGTGTTAGTTCCATCAGTTAATGTTGCTCCTGAAGAAATAGATACACCCGTTGAAACCGCACCTGCAGTTACCGTTCCTTTAAAGTATGCATCACCAGTAGATGTAACTCTCATACCAGGTGTAATGATATCACCAGATGATAAATCAAATGTTGAACCTGCAGTTGAAAAGTTTCCACTTGAGTATGAATAGTTTGTTGAAGTAACTAAGTTTGTAGCAACTTGAGAAGTAACGATACTTCCTGCTCCTATGTAAGTTGTTGAAGTTCCTGAATTGATTGAATCGATTGCTGCCATCGCTCCCAATGAACTGGTAAATGAGTTTAACCCACCAATTCCCGCAGCATTTGCAGTTACACCTGCTTGAGCAGCAGCTGCCGCCTGAGCCGCAGCAGTTGCTGACTGAGCCGCAGCAGTTGCAGATGATTGAGCAGCGGAAGCGGAAAGAGCAGCATTTCCTGATGCCGTAGTTGCAAAACTTTCAGCATTTGATTGAGCGGCAGAAGCGGAAGTAGCCGCATTTCCTGCTGCCGTAGTTGCAAAACTTTCAGCATTTGATTGAGCGGCAGAAGCGGAAGCGGCGGCTCCTAATCCAAAATCAACTGCAGATGTTGAACCTGCTGCAATCGTAATAGCACCATTCATTGATAAGTTACCATTTTGGTCAAATGTTAATTTATCTCCAAGTGAAAATTTTCCATCACTATCAATAAAAAGTTGAGTGTTTGCGTTTCCAAAAGTTCCTGTTCCTACTTTGAATACAGTACTTGTTACAGATACAGGTCCAATTGTTGCTGAGTTCATTACAGCATTTCCACTCATGTCTACACTAAATGGAGCATCAGCAAATGTAGCATCACCTAATTGAATACCACTAGCACCTGCTTTAAATACATTATCATTAGTACCAATAGTTACTGAACCACCAAATGTACCTGTTGCTGCTGATATATCACCATCGAATGAACCACCTGCTGCAGATAAGTTACCTGAGAATGTAGCAGTACCATCCGATTCGATTTTAAATTGTTCAGCATGAATCGAACCAGAATCTAAATTAATTGCCATACCTGCTGCAGCATAACCAGTTGAAGTTAAAATTCCATTAGTTGTACCAGAAGCTGAATCATTCCAATTTGTAGATATAATCCTACCGGTTGAAATATTATCTCCATGAATTGCAGTTGTACCACTAGTTCCAAATGATAATGCATTTCCACTACCATTTGAAACCGAATCATCTGCGGTAAACGTTACTAAACCAGTAAATCCAATTGCTTGTTGAGCATCACCAAATGTTGGTGTACCTGTCCCACCCCCAGCAGTTGTTTCAACAACAGAATAGGTTGAGTACCAATATTTATTTTCATTACCACCCGAATATGTTGGTGCACCCAATCCCCAATCAGCGGTTAAACTAGTAAATGTACCATTAGAAAAAGTATATGAAGTTGCACTTGGTGTAGCTGGTTGAGTTGAACCAGTTTCTTGATAATGAATCATTCCAGTTGCAGTTCTCTTACCATCAGCACCAGTTATTGATTCACCTTGAACTGCAACTCCTACATTAACTGTAATTGTTTTACCTGTAAGTGTAGTTCCTTCTGAATTGGTGTAACTTAGTGTTACAACGGAAGTTGTACCATCACCATCACTTGGTGTGGTTGGTGTAATCGTTCCATTATTATTATTTGAACCACTTGTTACACCAGTAATTCTAAATTTATTTTTGGCTATTGCTCCACTAGTATCATATCCATAATCATCACCACCTTGATTTACAATAATACTTACTGCAGATGGATTACCAACTGTACTAAAATTCGCATTTGAATCCACCGTTTGTGCTTGTGGATTTGCAGATATTATTGTAGTTGGTGTTGCACTTAGAGATTTGGATAAAGTAAATTTAATAGTTGTTGTACCCTCAGTTCCTTCGTTATCTTTAAATGCAATACTAGCAGTACCAGTTGCAGAATCTCCTGTAAATCCTGTAACATCTATTATAGATGAAGCTGGAGTTGTATCATCAACAGTTACACCAGTTACATTAGTTATTTTATATTGACCTGCAGCAAGAGTTGCTGGATTATATGTTAATGCAGTATTACCATCAAACCCATCTATCCTTACATCGGTAATACTACTATTTAAACTACCAACCGAATCTGCATCAATTGTTTGAGCTGCTGGTGTTACTGAGAAATTTGTATTTGGTTGAGCTACCCTAACTCTTGATACGGTTGCTTCAATTGTTTTAGTACCACTAGTTCCCTCACCATCTGTAAAGTTTACTGGTATTGATACAGTTCCTGTATCTGATGTCATATCAGATGCATCTGAAGTAAATGTGAAAAGTTCAGTTGAATTATCACCACTACCAGCAAGTCCTCCAGTAAAGGAAATTGTACCAAATGATGTAAATCTATTTGTACCACCTTCTCTTGCATCAATCCTTAATGAACTTGGTACATCCGAACCACTACCAACTGAATTTGCGTTAATTGTTTGTGCTTGAGGTGTTACAAAAACTTCCACATTTGGAACGGCAGCAGTTGCTTTTGAAAAACTAAATTTAACTTCTTGTGTTCCAAGTGTTCCTTCAAAATCTTTAAAAGAAATAGAAGCTATACCTATTGCAGAATTTCCACTAAATGAAGTTACATCTATTGTAGATGTACTTGGAGTTGTATCATCAACAGTTACACCAGTTACATCAGTTATTTTAAATTCACCTGCATCAAGAGTTCCTTGATTATATGTTAACTCTGTATTACCATCTGCACCCTTTATAGTTATATCAGTAATATTACTATTTAAACTACCCAATGAATCTGCATCTATTGTTTGTGCTTGTGGGTCTGCTTTAAAGTTTGAACTTGGTTGTGCCTTTCTTACTCGTGTAACAACCACCTGTACATCTTTTTGACCAAGTGTTCCTTCTCCATCTGTAAATTTTACAGGAATTAGAATAGTACCGGTATCATCAGTCATATCAGATGCAGTTGATGTAATAGATAATGTGTTTGAAGATATAGAACCCGTTAACCCATTACTAAATGTTGGAGTGTGTATTGAAGTAAATCTATCCGTACCTCCTTCAGTTGCTTTAACTAAAATATTTTGTGGAGTTGCTGAACCACTACCTAGTGAGTTAGCTTCTATTGTTTGTGCCAATGGTCTACCAGAAACTTCTACGTTTGGTTGACCAACTCTTGTTCTTGAAATAGTAGATACAATAGTTTTAGTACCTTGAGTACCTTCACTATCAGTAAAGGTTACAGGTATTGTTATTGTTTCAGTATCCGATGTCATATCAGATGCAGAATCTGTAATCACAATAGTATTTGTAGATATAGAACCCGTTAATCCCCCACTATATGTTGGATTACCAATTGAACCAAATCGTGAAGTACCACCCTCGGTTGCACTTAATGTTAAGTTATTTGGTGTTGCTGAACCAGAACCTCTTGAGTTTCCAGCAATTGTTTGTGCAATAGGAGAAACAGCAAGTTCTATATTTGGTACAGAATTTTTAGCTTTAGTATAGGATACTATTTTTTGAAATGATTGAGATGTTGCATTATCACCTGCAAGATATTCAATATTTAATGTTAAAGAACCACTATCCTTAGTGTTTGAAAACGCAGATATTCCATATGAATTTGAAGTTGGTGATGTACTGATAGGAGTTACATTAGTACCACTAACACTTGTTATATCAAATGTATTTTTTGCTCTACCATCTCCTACATCATCATGTGTTATTTGTGAAGAACCAATATTCATTTGAACAGTTCCTACCGATGATGCCAATCCACCAATTACAACACCAGTTGATTTTGCTGGAAATGTTGTGGATTCGTTTGATAGTACAAGTGAAACTGCATCAAAGTTAATTACTTTAGATAATGTGATTTCATCCGATTGTTTATTACCAAAAACATCAGAACCTGTAAATGAATATGTTACCTCATCAAAGTTATTTGATGCAAATGATGCAGAGAACTGATTAGATGTTATACTATATGAATCAATACCATTTACAGTTTCTACAAAATTAAGTGGTGGTCTATTACTTCCACTATTTACTTCAATTGGTGTTATCAATGAAGCTAAGTTTTTTCTTTGTGCTCTTACAGTTATACTTTGTCCACTTGGTTTTGAAGAAAGAGTTGTTGGTTCATATGTAAATTGATTTGCATTAGAAGTTACAATAAGTTGAGGTGCATTATCACCATCTTCTAATCTATATACAGTTTCGAATTCTTGTTCACTTTCCAAAGAAGCAGTATAAACAACAGAACCTACAAATGGTTCATATAATCCATCTGTTCTTGAACCAGTAAAGTTGTTAATAGTAATAATACCACCTGCAGGATTTACACTTGTTAGTAAACCTGGATATTGTGTATAATCACTAGGATTTAAATAGTTACCATCCGTATCAAATGCAGATGATTCAAATAAAGTAGAACCTGTTAAGTTGTTCTGTGTTAGTTTAAATTGTATTTGTTGTCCTTTTGGATTTTGTACTGAACCACTTGAGAATCTAAATGCGTTTCTATCAGATTCAAATGTTAGTAACTTAGCACTCGTTGGAAAGTCATTACCACCATCAAATACACCAACTGCTAATACATCAACAGGTATGTAATTATTATTTATATCATAAAACTCAAATTTAAAATCAAAAGTTTCTGATATTGTTTTTCTTGGTATATCTTGTATTAAAGTAAACTCATCTGGTGAAAATGATGTATCTTGTGCATTTCTTAAAGATGCATTTGAAATATACCAATCATCTCCTTGTACTTCAAATACTAATTTTGCATCACCTGTATTTTCTGATATTATATTTTGAGATACCGATTGTCTTGCTCTATAAATTGCAGAACCATCGATTGTTAAAAAGTTTTGTGTAAAATTAGATGAACTAAAATATGCAGTAATACTCTTATCGGTATCATCGAGAGCCCCACTTAATATTGTTTTAAAGTTAAGTGTATATTCTACATCTTTAGATACTGAAAGTGATTGTGATGTTATTAATTTTTGAACTCCACCAGCAGTAGTATCATAATCGAATTTTAATGCTTGAGATAATGTATCTGAATCTACACTTACTACATGGTCGTTTGAAGAAGTAATCCAATAATTTGAAAGGTTACTTTCATCAAATCTACCATATGATAATTCAGTATCAGAGTTTGTTGTAATATCTCTAAGTAATTCGGATGATTCTAATTTTGATTCTTGAACGAATTGGAAATCACCAACTGCATTTCTTGATTTTCTAAATACCTTAACACGAGCAACATCACCCACAAAAGTTTTAAGTTTTGAAAAATCAATTTTTGCAAAAGAACCAGTTAATGAAGTTTCTCCAATTACTTGATTTTGAAAATCAGTATAACTTACAGAATAAGAACCAGATTCAAACTCTTCTACGATGTTATTTACAGTATATGGTACATCAACAAGAACTTGTTTAGAATTTAATACTTCTATAATTCTAGGAGAATAGTTTAAACCGGCAAGATTAATTACATTTTCATCTACATCAACATCCCAAGAACCACTTGTTCTTTCTAAACCATATGATACTCCAGCTCTCCATGTAGATAAATCAGAACCAACATCTGGTACTAGTGCAAATCCATGTACATGACCAGTTTCAGTTACGGTTGGAATACTTTTTGAAAATATAGGTTTTATTAACTCTGTAATTTCAACAGTAGGTCTTTTATAGAATCTTACAATACTTTCGTTTGATAGATTTTTGTTTACTTGAAATGTTTTTTCCCACTTAACATTATAAACACCCTTCCATTCATTTGGTACATCTACTAGAGCTCCAAAAGAATCTCTATATTTTTTTAATTCACCAAGTATGGTTATTTTTCCTGCTCCAATTGGAGTATCATCATAGATATGAACTGATATTAATTTAGATGTACCTTCATAATATTCTGGTACACCATTACCAGGTTCAAAGTATATAGGATTTCCTTCTACATCGAGTAACTCTATTTTAACGTCAGAACTTTCTTTTAATTCAGGACAACCTTCTATAAGAAATCCATTTTTTCCACCTGTTAATGTTTCCCTAAGTTCAGTAATTTTGAAATATTCCGAATTTGGGTTATCATCATTAACAAATGTTGAAAAATTACTAAGATTTTGAAAAGGTGAGAATTTTTTAATAATTGCCATATATAATTTCCTATTATTCTTACTATAAATATATTTAAATTATATTTACTAATATATATTCAATAGAAATCTATACACTATGGGAAAATACACTACAATACAAGTAAAACGAGAACTATATAAGGAATTACATAATTACTGTTGTGAGAATGGTTATTCTAAAAGTGGGTTAATTGAAAGATTAATAAAACAAAGAATCAATCAACCCAATCAACCAAAGCCTACAAATGCTTTAAGAGTTTCTAAAACTTAACGTTTGAGAATCCTTTTTCTTTTTTAATTGTAATCAAGTCATCTACTACATCTCTCATAGAATCTATGTGTGAGATAATCATTACGAAATCAAATTGAGTTTTAAGGTATGTAAACAACATAAATAAAGATTGTAAGTTCTCACTATCTAAAGTACCAAATCCTTCATCTATAACGAGGAAATTAGGTCTAGGAAGGTTACATACATTTATAAGTGCAACTCGAATTGCCAATCCACTAATGAATCTTTCCATTCCACTACACATTTCTAAACTCCATCTCTGGTCTCCATACACTAAATACGCATTAATGTTTTTACCATCCATTTCAAGTTGCATTCCAAATTCAACGATTTGAGCCAAGATATTGTTTACCTCACCTTCAATCATTGGTAATGCCTTTTCAATTAATTCATAAGAAACACCATCTTTAGAAAGAGCATTTAAGTAGAAATCAAATAACCTACTCTGAGTTTCCATTTCTTTAACCTCGTTGATTCTATCTTCAATAGTTTCCTTTTGGTTCTGTAATGCCGATACTTTACCATTTAATTTAAGAACTTCTGTATTTACTTTTCTTAAATCATCTTTAGTAACATTCAGTTTTTCTCTAACCGATTGTATTTCAGTTCGTATCTCTTTATTCTTTATAATCTGCTTTTCATTCTTATAATATTCCTTTATAAGTTGGTCCTGTTGACTAATTTGTTGTTTATTTCGTAATTCTTCAGTTTCAATTGTTGATAACTTGTTGATAAGTTGTGATATCTCTCTATCAATTTTATCTTCTTTATCTTTTGCATCTAAATAGTTATTCCACTCATCAGCATATCCTTTTAAAGAATCAATCACCAACATCAATTGCAATCGTGTCTTATCATTATCTGTAAATAACTCTTGATAATGAGATATATCGGCTTCTACCTTTTCTTTTTGTTGTAGAATAGTTTCAGAGTTTTCCATACAAATATCACACTCTTCATTATATTTGTGTTTATCTAAGTGGTCTTTTCTTTCATATAAAGAATCTTTTTTAATATTGATTTTATCAATTGTAGATTCAATATCTCTTAGTTTATCCTTCGAATCTTTTAATTTACCAATACCATCTTCTAATTCTTCTTCATCAAATTTATCAACGATTTCATCTAAAGTGATTTGTAATTCTTCTCTATGGGTAATTCTATCTTGTGTAGATTTTTTATCCGATTGGATTGTATCTCGTTTGGTTTCGAGTAATTTAAATCTTTTTTCAAGTTCTTCAATAGCTACACCACTATCTGCGTTTAATTTTACAACCTTCTCATTTAGAGATATAATCTTTTTATTTAAAACATCTTCCTCATCTTTAAGAGATTTTTGATTCATCTCATAAAGTTTATACTCGTTTTTATTTGATTTTAAATCAGTGTCGATTCCCGCTAATTTTGTGGTAAAATCATCACTCTTAAATTTTCTGATAAGTGTTGCATTATCTCGGTTCTCATCAGATGCTTTCTGATGGAGTTTATCAAAGATGTTGACTCCAATAAATTGGGAAAGTATTTCTTTTCTTTCACTTTGTGATTTATCTATAAAGAGTGCATTGTTTCCTTGTAAGGATAGTGCAGTTAGAACAAAATCTTCGAATTTACCCAAATACTTCTCTATCTCCTTATTAGTATCTTTTCGTTGTTCACCATTAAGTGATTCAATAACTCCGTTGTTATCTCTCCAAAAATCTACATCTACTTTTACCGATGTTGCTTTTCTAACATATTTGGCTCTTCTTTCAATATAGTAATTGATACCATCTATCTCGAAGTTAAACTTACAATAGAAGTTTGTCTTACGATTATTAATGATGTTTTTAGAGATGTTTGTACGAGAAGTCTTATCGTAGATACAAAAAGATAATGCATCGAACAGAGAGGATTTACCAGAAGCATTTGGAGCAAAGATACCAACGATACCTTGTGCTTTATCAAACCTTACTTTATTATCCTCACCATAAGAGAACATATTAGAAAACTGAAACTCTTTAGGTGTCCATAAAATGTTACCCATCATATCTGATTCATCTATATGTGAATTCAATTCTGAGTTTATTTCTGCTATCTTATCTAACTCTTCATCTTCTAAAAGATATTGTCTTTCTAAGTAATCTCTGATTAGTTGGTTTTGGAATGTTTCATTCTTAACATCACCAACAATATTTTTGTTTACTTTTTGATTTGTTTTTAATTGTCCGATTGTATCGGTTCTTGTTACAGTAACTTCAGCAACTTTGAATAACTTCTTTAATTCAGTTATTCTTCTTTTCATATCAGAAGCTTCTGTCTTTGTAAACCTTAATCTCAATCGTGGATACCTTGGTAGTTTAGTATCAATTTCATCATATACCCATTGAGGTATCTTACCATTAACCACATCAATTGTAAGAAATCCATAATCATTATGTAAGTGATGTTCTGTGAAAGTTCTTGTAGGAATATCCCAAAGTAAGTAACCATGATTTTCTAGCAACTCCCCATGATTCTGTTGAACCATAGAACCAGCATAAGCAATATGTTCGTAACCTTCTCCGAAAGTTTGTCGTTTGTGGATATCACCCAACATAGCCATATCGAATCCATCGAACATATCCACTTGGAATGAGTTAGAGGAAACGGTATAGCCAATATCTGTTTGAGCTTTGTTTACTGGTCCATGAAAAAGACAGATTGTATTTTCTCCATCAACGGTATTTCCTTTAGGCCAATTTTCCTTGTTATCCAATATAGAATAGACAACAAAAGTAAGATTGTGAATAGGGTAAACACCAGTATCACGAAGATAATGAATTCTATCATTTCCAAGATTTTCGATAATAGGTGTGAGTACATCAAGTCTGTGGGAATTATTTAAATTACAATCGTGGTTACCTGTGATTAACACAGTTTCTCTCAACTTTGCACACTCGGTGAGAAACCAACTTATTTCGTGTACAAGTTCGGGTGACATCTCAGTTTTAGCATGAGCAATATCACCTGCAATATAAATGAGGGAATCCTCAATTTTATCTTCTTTAACTTTTTTTAGGAATTTTTTGAATACTATTCTATATTCTTTGTGCCTTTGTAGATTTCTAATGTGTAAATCTGCAAGGTGGTAAACCTTATTTATTATCATAAACCTTTTAATTTTTGTGATATAATATCACCGAATCCTGTTTGCTTGGATTCTTTTAATTTATTATTTACTTCTATGAATCCCATATCAGATGCATCTTTATCTGTGGGTTTAATATTTTTTGTAGTGATTCCTTGATTTTGGAATTGCATAGTATAACGCAATGCTTGTTGTTGAGCATCTTCATCTAATAAGATGTTAATACTTTTTACTTCGTTTTTATAAATAGCTTCATTTAATTTAGTAGGAATAAATTTACCTAAAATTGGAATAGAATTTCTCTTAACAGCCATTGCATCAAATACACCTTCTACTAATGTTATTGGTTCATTCCAATTTATTTGATTTTCAAACATGATAACATTCTTCGAAACTGGTGGATTTTTATATTTAAACTTTTCCTCAGGATGTACAGACCTTGCGATGAAGTAATTGAGTCTATTGTCCAAATCATAGGAAGGAATGATAATACGATTGGAATACATACCACCATCACAATAACCGATATTGTACTTTGTAATATCTTCTTTAGTAATACCTCTATCTTCAGCATACTTAAGAGCCTTTCTGTACACAGGATTTACTTTACCCTCTGGTACTTTTAGAAGTGATTTAAATTCAATTGGTAATCGTAACTCTACTTTTTCTTCTTCAGTATCTTTTGAGTAAACTATATAATCATCTCCATAGATTTCAAATAACTTTTTTAATCTACGAGCATCTACATGAAGTCTTTTTAATAACCTCTGTATCTTTCTTCCTTTTGCATCACATACCCAACAATGCCAATATTGTGTTTTTAAGTTAACCTGTAACTTTTTCTTGTGGTGGTGACAGAATGGACAATGATGTGCTTGTTCATCATTTTTCATTGGTGTACCAACACCCAATACATCATTTAATATGTTTATAACTTCTTGTTTCTCGTGATGTGAGAGCATAATTACACTTTTAACAATACAAATATACGAAAAATATTTTAATTTTCCAAGTCTTTTCTAAAAAACTTTCCTAATAGGTTATCATTTAGAGATAACTCATCTCCTAATACGTTGTGTGAGAACTGTTCTTGTAGTTCATAATAGGTTAAAGCTTTCTTTCCTTTACAAAATCTAAGTATTTCTAACTTTAGTGTATCGTTTATCTCTCCCCTCGGTTCTTCTTGTAGTGCCATCTCGTTTGAATGAAACCAAAGTTGTACTGAAGCATTTGATGAACGATAATCTAACCACTTAGATTCTTTTACTACTTTTCTTTTTCGTTTATAACCTTTTAATGGCGGTAATGTTCTGTGTGAATATAGGGATTTTTTCCCAATATAATATTGACCAGTTTCTCCGTTGGTTATTTTGTATATGAATCCGATAGTACCTTCTGGCATATCTGATATCTCTGTTATACATTTTCCTTTATATGTCCATCCCATAGTTAAAAATCTTGAAATCATTATAATACCTCTCTCTAACCCACTCTTTCATCCACTCTTCAGAATACAAATATTTGTAGTATTTATGTTGATTTAAGTTAGGGTGTTTTTCGTAAATTGGATTACGGTTTATATGAGGAATATCTTCTTTTATATTTAATTTATTAAAAACATAATCAGTATCTTCTTTAAAGTTTTCATATCTACCAATAAAGGTCATTTCTTTATCATTGGAATCTATCTGATGTGTGTAGTATGATTGGTTCAAAAACCACAAATCATATGCATTTGCATTTTTTAAAAAATGCTCAAAACTCATATGTTGTGTTTTTCTAGTTTCATGAAAGTATGCTGATGCTATTCTTGTGAATGGATTTCTCACAAAAGTAAATTTAAAATATTCCATCATGTTATACTCTAATATTCTTAGAGAATCGTGACCGGCAGGATTAGTAGTATTTGGTTGAACTCTTAATACCTGAGAAATACTTGTACCACCTGTTTTAGGAATATGAACATATGCCCATTTATCCTTCGAGTTAATATATAAACCCAAAATCTAAGGTTTTAGCGTGAAACAGAATCGGAGTATTTTTTCTCGTTGAGTTTTCCACCCCTAGCTTTAGCTAAGTTTTCTTCATTTGATAAATCTTTACCACCATCCAAGTCGATTGGTGTTTTATCATTTTTAGATTTGCCTACTTTTGCGAATTCTGATTTGTTGTATAGTTCTTCTATTGATGCCATAATTTAGTATCTCCTTTGTATAATATAAATATAGATTAAGTATCGAAACGAACAATAAAGTTCATATCCATATCTGGTAAATTCTTAATTGGTGTTGGTAATTTTGCTACTGCAACCATATCTCCATCATCATCGTATAATGCAATAGTTGTAATAAATGGTGCTAGATAAGAACCAGTTGGGTCGGTTTGTCTATATGTATCATAATCATCCCAACTACCAGTTGAAGTTCCTATTGAACCATAGAACTCACTTTTTTTACTAATATCCAACACTTGTTTTATTTTTATACTACCATCTCGTGAATGTGTACCTGTTCGAGTAACCTCATGAAACTCAGGTGTAGCAAATAACTGAACATCTACTGCTGATGGATTTTGTGAGGTATTAAACTCACCTGCCTTAACACTAACAAGTACTTCGGTTTCATGTATTGTTTTAGTACTTCGATATCCCATAGTATAATTATCAATAGGATAATCCCATACAACAAGTGTTCCATCTGAATAGAATACATTACCATACCTTGCTTCATCGATTTCTAATCCATCGAAATCCATTGGTACTGCAGTAGTAATTGATGAATTGGTTAAATCTAATATACCTACACTTATTTGGTCTGTATCACCATTAAAAGTCATTGTACTAACACCCGTATCAAAATCAATTCCTAAAAAACTACCTGAAAATAATTCGTTATCCGCATCTTTTATAATAATATCACCTGTTTCAAAATCAATTGATTCTAGTCCATAGAGAGGTACAGATGATACAATATTTCCTTGCCCATCATCAGCAAAATCTATACTATTAGTAGGGTCTTTTAATGTAAGTGAATTCCTTTTTATTGCTTCACCATACTTTTCTTGGTCTATTGAAATAACATATGCAGTAGAACCAGTAACTCGGTATCTATCAATTTGACCGATATCAGGAACTTCACCAAATAAAGTAAATGGATTTGTATCAGGATGATAATACTTAGAAGTTATAGATTTTAATAAAGGATGTGTAAATATCGTTCCTTGTTTATTAAATGAACCAGTATCAAAATCCCCTACCTCAAGTGAACCAGAAATTACTTCACTATCCTCTTTGGTTAGGGTGAATTTCTTGTACACAGGAAAACTCTTCCTCCATACCGCTGATTTAGGTATATTCTTTATCATAGTATTATTACTCCTCTATATAAATATGATGAAATTAAAATCATAGAAGTTCTTTGGATATTTGATAATCTAACAAAGAAGTTATATCAGAATCAGGAGCTCCCATTCGTTGAGTAAAGTATTCATCACTCAAACTTTCTTCTCTTAGATAACCAGTATCTTTTATAATATGCCACATATCATCCAGTCCTTTTATTAATCCACCTTTTTTATCTACACATTTTATTAGCTTTTTAGCTCCTGCAGGCCAAACTACATAACAAAGTATAGATGATTGTTTAGGCATTAACCAAAACACATCCAAATCTTTTTTTACGATATCTTCAAATTTAAAATCAATAGGTTTTATTATTTCAGTATCATCTTCAAATATAATGTAAGGGATATTATCTGATATACATTGTTTTAACATTAAGATATGTGATTTATTTGCACATACTAATGATGGTATGTGTATTTTATAATGAGCATATATGTTACCATCAATCCAATTAGTATCGTATTCAGATAAGGTGTAATTTTTACCATCCAATCCATAAAAATATTCATATTGAAAATCAGAAAATCTTGAATCAAAGAGTTCTCTTCTATCGTTTCTTCTTTTTAATGATAATACTTTTATTTTATAACTCATGGGTAACAACAAAAAACCCCACTCGTGGTGGGGTTATATTCGTGAACGTTATGTTTGCAACCACAACAATTCGTGTTTATTAAAAGTCAAGTTTTACTTTGATTAATACTTCCTTATCAAATGATTTAGGAACAGGTTGTGATGTTTTAGCTACTGCTAATATTTCATTTGAATCATTAAATAATCCAATTGTTGAAATAAAAGTTTTAGGGTCTGTTTCAAAAGTTGATTCAGCAAATGAACCATCTGAACCAGTTACAAATGTAGGATTGTTTGAGAAGTTAAATTCTCTGTTTGTTGCTCTTATGAAGTAATGTGAAGTAGAAACGTTTTCTGTTCTTCTTGCTTCGAAATCTGCACCACCTCGAATTGCTTCATGCAATAAGAAATGATTTTTACCTTCATATGCTTGTGATGTTGAAATACTTTTACCACTATTTGAACCACTATCGATTGATGTTCCAATTATACTATGTACTGCTGATGGATTAAGTATTACTAATCCTTGGTCAGGATAAAATAAACCTAAACCTTGACCAGTTGAAGCAGTAAGTGTATTTACAGTTGCTTCATTTTCAGTTCCTAAGTTAAGTGAACCACTACATACATTAAATACTCTACCTGATTTTCCAACACTATCTGAGAATTTCTTTCCACTATCATCAATAAAGGTTGAAATTCCATTAGAACCACTTAATTTTAATGACCAGTTTCCTGCATCCATTTTCTCTTTGTAACGGGCACGAGCTACATTGATTACATAGATATCATCGGAATCATGGATTCCTGCTGCTGATGAAGAAAAGAAAGTAAATTTAGTATCATCGTTATCTAATAAGATTGAACGATATTGTGCATAAGTTGCTTTTGATGCTAAAGTTGATGTATCTGAGTTTGCTAACGAGATTGAACCACTACCTAGTATCTCACCATATGCAACTGCATATTGTACAGCTGCTGATGTATCACTTGATGGATTCTTATCATATACATTTATATAATAATTTGAACTTCCCTGCCCAACTTCAGTTGATGAAGTAAAGAATGAAGTTAAACTTCCAGTATCACCACTCCAAAGTCCAGTTGTAACAACTTCTACTTTACCAGTAATTTGGTCAAATTCACCAAATCGTTTATAGATACCTTGTGCAATTGCTCCACCACTTGCACCCAATTTATCACCACCAGTTAAATACTGATTTACGATAGATGCTAATTGTTCAGAAGTAAGTGTACCTTGATTATCTGCCAAATAGGTAGATAACTCCGTTGTTAAATTTACTCCAGCTTGTCCTGATATTTGTGCCATTTTTTATTTTCCTTTGTTTTATTTTATTATGAACCTAATACATTTCGTACAGTAGCTCTTTGTCGTAAATCTGTTACGGTTACTGGAATAGTTTGTGAACCACCCGTTTCATTTCCATAAACAGTTATAGTTGTTTTAACTGAACCTCTTAAACTTGGGTTTGGTATGAATTGGAATGTTAATCCTGTTTCAATAGCTGCAGTTGCAGTTATTTCATCTCCTAAGAATGATGGTGTAGTTGCTGCTCCAGCTGCTAAACCACTACCAACGATAGTACCTGCATTTTTATTAGCTAGTATTACGGTATATCCACTTTGTGTATTACCACTTGGTGAAGTTGTTGGTGATAACTGTACTTGTCCAGAATCTGAATTTACTGCTATCGAAGGGATACCAAATTCTACTTTTGGAATTTTTGTAGTACCTTTTGGTAAGGTAACTAATTTATGTCTCAATACTTGAGTTTCATCTGGTGAAGCTTCTGTAATTGGAATAGCTTTAATTGCTGCATCATAATATGCACTTCCTTTTGGATGTGCGGGTTCGTAAAGGGTATAATCTATTTCATCATCACCCAAAGCAAACTTTGTGATGTTTAAACCATCACCAGCTGCTAATTTCTCTCTACCCTTCTTCGTGAGAATCGCATCTACTGTGATTTCTGTATTATTTAAATAAGCCATAATTTAAATTCCTTGTTATTGTTGTTCAATATATAAATATAAGTATTTTAAAAATTAGATAATATTTCTACTAATCTACTTCTAAAATTGGTTCTCCACTTCCCCTTCCACTATCAGATACCTTAAGAGTATTAGGATTAGTAGTAAATGTAACAATTGGCGAACCACCATCTAAAGTAGTTGCCGCAGTTTGTTTAGAGCCATTAAAAAATGAATTTTCCAATCCACTTGTTAAATCTCCAACGTTTCTATAATGTGTTGGGAAATATCCATTTAATGGAGTAACACCAACAATATCCCCACTTACAGTTGGGTCTACTGATTCATTTCCATCTGAACCAGTAAATGGTAAAATATTTACAACTTCTTTAAATTTAGTTGTAGTTACAAATCGTGTACCTTGTGATGAATCTTGAGTTATGTTCTCAGGAATATCAACTGTATATGATTTTTTAAGTAAAAATACTTTTACTCTTTCTTTTACAAGTTGTTTACTAGAATCAAATCTAGTTCTGATAGCGTTTGCATCATTTCCAAATAATCCAAATCCTGCTACTGAAAGAGAATCTGGTCCTGTTCCTATCTGTGTGAACATATCAGACTCAAATTCACCACTAAGTGATTGACCAATTTCTGTATTATTAATCGAAAGTGATAACCCAATATTTTCACCAGATAAAACGGTATTATCGTGAGTTAATATAGTACTATCTATTCCTATATTATCTGCAGATAATTCTTCAGATGTATCTAATGGTATAACTCCAGTGAAATCCTTAGATTCTGCCGAAAGATTGGTACTATTTTTAGTATCTATTACAGTTAGGTAATTTTTAGTTTCGCCACTTGGTACTAAATCATTTACATTAATATTAGTTTTGTAATCTTTTTTAACCGCAGTTGATGGTTTCCATTCTGTTTTACTTCTTTCAAGAATATGTGGTTCAATTAATAAACCTTCACTTGTTTGTGCTCTAACAGGTATTAAAGATAATATAATCTTAAATAATGATTGGTCAATATATCTAACTAATTGTATATATTCGTAAATATTTAAAGTATATCGGTCAAAGTAGTAGTTTCTTAATTGATTAAGTTTATTGTATGTTGGTTTATAATCATCAGATGGGTCTCCAATATAATCATCTATATTAAACTCACCAAGTGAACGAATTATATCCATATTTATCTCTTTTGTTGGAGAGAAAAATAATCCTAATCTGTTTGAATCAACAGGAGATTGGTCAAATGATTTTTTAGTAGCTCTACTTCTATAATTTAAATCCGATACTAATGTTTGTGTTTCAAATCTAACTTTATTTCCAAGACTATTACCCGTTGATGGTACAACTGCAGTTACTTCTCTATCATATGATTTATATTGAAATGGATATGAACTAATATCTGTAAAATTAGAAGCAATCGATTCAGTAACATATGTTTGTATTATTGATACGTTTTTAATAGAGGTACTTGAGTATCTGTTTTTAGGATACTCATAATCATTTCTAAATAATAAATCAGTAGATGATGCAGATATATGATTTCCATCTACTGCATCTGGTAATAATGTATGATTATCAATTCTTGATTGTGATAATGGAGTTCTCCATAATCTATACTCATCAACCGAAGCAGTTAAGTTAGTACCACCTAACGTTAGTAAACTACCACTCTTCCATGAATTTGTTCCTGAACGTATTTCTAAACTTGAACTAAGTTTAGTTCTAATTCTTCCTTGAAATGATTCCTGTGCATATACATCAAATACATCAAATGAACCAGATACTACTTTTTGTACTACTATTTGAGTATATTCATCATTAAATAAAGAACCAGTTCCAGTTGAAGATGAAAGTATAGTATTACTTCCACTAATTTTAAATTGTACTTCTGCAAGAGAACCTGTATTTGCGATTAAATTCAATGACCACCCATCGGTACTCACTATCTCTTGGTCTTGTCTTTGTTCCGAGTTTATTCTTAGTTCAACTGCATTAGGATAATCATCACTAAATACTGATGTGTGTTCTTTCCAAGGTAAAGTAATAGCTGCAGAACCACTTAGTAATATTGAAGCAGTTCTATCATCATATGTGAATTTGGTTGGAGTATCTCCATCCGGGTCACTAGGTCCTCCAAATTCCATCACAGTCAGTAATGAAGCAGGAACACCATAACAACTTAACGCTGCGGATATTGCTCGTTTTGTACCTTTATGTTTATACAAATATGGTAGATTGTTTAATAATCTTCTCCATATTTCATTTTGTCTATCCTTACCACTTAAGGAAGTTGTTTTATTACCATCCTTATCTTTACCAAATGCATATTCCCAAAGTGCTTGTCCAGAAACACCCATATCGGCATTCCATCCCAAGGATTCTAACATATGATATAACATAGTATCATCTATACCATATTCATGTGTATTTTCAATTCTATTACTTTTAGATATTGCTTTGATATGTGTGTATATAACATCAAAGTGTTGTCCAATCATATCAGAGAATAAAATGAAATCAGAATTGTTTTCATCATCTTTAATATGTTTTGGTAAATTAAATGATAATCGAGATGTGTTATTATAATCAAATGATTGAGCTGAGTTTAATATTCCAGCAAACCAACTTATAGTAGATGAGTCATCTGATGATGAAAGTGTATTCTCTCCCGCTCCAGGATACGTTAATGAACCTGATTCGTTATATAGATATTTTTCAAAAGAATCAAATCCCCTTCTTACTTCACCTATTTTAAATTGTATATTTTTAGCTTCTTGAGTTGTTGCAATTGATGAAGTTAGTGAATTTACAATATCATATTTAGATTGATATGATTCTAATAATTTTACTTTATAGTAAAAATTTTGAACTCTCTCATCTGCAGATGAATATTTAATAAACTCTTTCCAATTATAATCTTCATCACCAGTTTGTTCTAATATTAGTCCAGTACCAACTTCATTTATTATTGAAGATTGACTTACAAATTCTATATTTAAATTATCTAATGAAAAATTACTAGATGATACAAATTGATTTACAACATCGGTAGATGAGGTAGAACCACTTGTTATTAAATCATCCATTATTTGATATCCAATTGTATCAGTAACATCTAATTCAAAGTTAGGAGTTAATGGAGTACAGTTGTTAACTATATCATCTGTAATTGTTATTCTATCAATTAATGGAATTGATTGTATTTTGGATATCCAAATTTTATCATTAGGATTTATATTTCGTGGTAATGGGTCATATAGTTTTAAAACTAATGATTTCTGTACCTCACCATATAATTCCTTTTTGTTAGTTGCTGGATTAATTCTAAAATCTGAAAATGTTGTTTCATCGATTCCCCATGTACCAATTAACCTATTATCACCATCACCTAGGTGCAAATAGTGTGTTAAAAATGGAGATGTATGTTCATCAAGTCCTTTATCTTCAAATTCACTAACAAATGCATTTCTTATATCACCAACAACTCTTCCTCTACGAAGTGTTAAATCTCCCTTATCAAAAGTAATATTTATTGATTCAACTTTACCTTTTGTTTTAGAATCACCTTCTGTATTATAAGGAATTAGTAATATTTTAAATTGTAATAAATCTCTATTATTTCTTAAAGTTTGAAATCTTCTACCTTTTCTAATAATATCTTGTATATTAAGTTGAGAAACTCCTTGTGGTTCGAATTTACCTAAGAAAGATTCTCTTCTTGGAGTATCAAGATATATTTCAACATAGTTCGTATTAATAGATTGCCAAGATATATTAAAATCTGCATCATATCCTTTAAAATCCGCTCCTTTAATTAATTGTGGATAGTTTATATGAGTAATATCTGGACCAGGTAAATATGCTTTACTTTCTACTGCAATTACTACCTTTTGAGTTTCACCACTTCCTCCTCGTTTTGAAACAGGCTGAACATATAATGTATAATTTCCTGCACCATTGGGAAAATCACTTGGTGATAATGTAATAGTACCTCGTAATGGTATTGTTTTTTTGTTCTTACCAAGGATATATAATAAACTATCTGCATCAATTGACTCATATGATATCTTAACAGAGTTTCTATCCGCTAGATTTAACTTAACACTACTTCTATTTAATTTAACTGCTGGTTGTGTAGGTACACTTGCAATAGGATTTTTAAATACTTGAACTTGTATATCTGTTTGACCACCTACAAGTTGAATTGTTGTTTCCAATCCCTTTCTTGAAGTAACCTTTTTACCATTAGATGAATATTGAAATTCTCCCCTATGTGTAAAATCAGTTATACCATTTGCATAAAATGAAATACTTGGTATAGGGTCTCCTTCTTGTCTTTCAATTTTAAATGTTACAATATCATCATCATCTAATACACCCCCAACTTGTCCATAATTAGTTTTCCAAAGAATGGTATCATCTGTTGGTACATCACCAATTATGCTAACTGAATAGCTTTCTTCAATGATAGGTGGTTCTATAATTTCAACAGATGATTTTCTTAAACTAAATCCACATCGTAGTGCGTGTGATTTAGGTCTTATAGATACATCTGCAATTTTAGCATTTGAATTCGGTTGTTGTACCCATTTACCATTTATTTTTCTCTCTAATACAATTTCGAAATAATTAAATCCAACTGTACCTAATGATAGTTTTGGTGGTGCTGGTTTTGGTAAAGACTTTCCCTTAACAGGTCTCGAAAATAGTGGCTCAATACCAAGACGATTGTTAAAATTAATTTTTGGAGATGATGGTTTAGGAGCTCTTCTTTTTAATAGCCTATTAAAATTGGGATTAATTCCTCCCCTAAAATTACGTTCAAAGGGATTGTTTCCTCCGAAGTTGATATTTTCTCCTTTTCTACCAAATTGTTCAGTTATTGGGTCAAGGAAGTCCACATCCATGTAATCTCTAAACTGACCACTACCATCAGTAGTTGCAGTGATTGTAGGAGTGTTATTTCTTACATTACCTCTAGTTGGTTGTGGGTTAGTACGAATTGGTGGTGGTAAATCAGGTCGTACAATATCAATAACTGGTTTTACATCTTTATATAAAGTTTTTTGTTTAGAAGATATTCTCCACTCATCTCTTGATGTAAATCCTGCTTTTTCTACTGTTATTGTCTTTCTACTAAGTAATTCTTTTTCTGTAAAATTTAAAACTTTGGAATGAAAATCACCTGAACCATTTGTTGTACCCACAGATTTACCATTTACTTTAACTTCAGCTGGTCCTCTATCACTCGCTATGGTCACAGTAACTGGTGCATTTTTATCCTTTACCACAGGTTTAATCTCTGGTTTTGGATATCTACATTTACCATTATCGTAAGTTGCTCTTCTATCAAAGTTAGTTGCCTTCGAATCCATACACCCACCTTTTACAAAAACACGAGGTGGTATTTTTATTGGGATAATTGGATTTGGTGGCAAATCAGGTTTTATTGGTGGTGGTGGTGGAAGTATCGGTTTTACGAAACGAGGTTTACTTATTTCTGGCACAGGACGTTTCGGTACAATTATAGGTGGAGTAGGTCTTGATACTCTACCTCCACCTCCGCCTCCACCGTTACCAATAGGACGAAGTACCTCTGGTTCATATCCGAAAGGATTTTCCCCATTAGTTCTTCCAAAGTTATCCTCATAACCTCTGAAATCATCGTAATTAAATTCTCTTCTGTTTCTCATTTATATCCCAACAATATTTCTACTATAAATATATAGTTATTATCTTCTCCTGTATCTTTTAGAAGAAGTTGGCATTATACCCACCCATTCTCAACGTTGAATTATTACTTCTGTTATTTCTTCCGTTATTAAATTCAATTGCTCCATTAAAATTTCCTCCCATTGCATCTAATATCTCCTCAACTTCTCTTGAACCACCAAAACCTCCAGAATTTCCACCAGTGATTCTAGGTGGTGTATTTTGAACTATTTGAATTGGTTTATCCACAACATCAACAAAAATTGGATAAGTACAAGTCCCATATTGCTGATAATTATCTGCATTTGGGTCAAGACACCTTTTTCGTGGTGGTGGAGTTGGTGGAACAAATGGTATTACTGGGTCAGCTGGTTTTGGTGCATATTTACACACACCAACTTCACCAAAGTTTATCGCTCGTGAATTATTACATTTATATTTTGGTTTAGGTACGGTAATTACTTGTGGATATGTTCCTCCACAGGTTCCTACTCGTGTTACTTTAAGACCAGGTACACTTGATATTGAATTTTCAACTGCACATATTATTAACGAATCATTCGGTTCTATTGTAGAACTTGTTTTTTGTTGATTTAACTTATTCTTATAAGAAAAAGATAAAGAAGAACCCACAAATATTTCTTCAAACTCTTCAATTACATTTGGATACTTTTGTAAACGGTTGTTACGTCTGTTATATCCTTCTATATCACCAAATGGGTGAATATCATTAAATCTCTTTCTTTCTAAGAATTCTGGTCTTTGTCTTGTTACCCTACTTTGGTTCTGAACTCTATATTCAACAACAAGTGGTGGTGTAATTTTTATTTTTGGTATTTCTCTTACATCATTAACAAACTTCGGAGGTCCATCATCTCTAAAAGTTATTTTTAGAGCATCGTATTCAATACCAGATGATACAACCTTTCCTCCAGTTCTATCGGTATAATTTATTGAACCAGTTTCTGACCAAACATAGTATATTTTTGTTGTATATTTGTACACTGGTTTTGGTGGTGGAGGTGGTGGAGGGTCAACTACAACCTCTGTATCGGTATCAAGTCCTCCTCCTAAATCAGCAAAATCTTCAACCACTTCTTGATATTTACAACTACCATCATCTTTATTTGCATACTGATTATAGTTTACTGCACTCTTATCAGTACAACCCTCTACAACAGCAGCTGCTACTTCTGTTTCTTTATATCTACAACTACCATCGTTTTCTTTTGCTCGTGGATTATAGTTAAGTGCTTCTTTATCTGTACAACCTCTAACTATACCTCCTACTTCAGATGGTATGGTACTTGGAAATTTTTGATTTGCTTTAATAGTTTTTAATATTTTCTTAACCTTATCAAACGTAATTTGTTCATCTGCGGTTAATTCAATACTATTTTGTATTTTACGTTTTGGTAAATAATACTCAACAGAATTTCGTATAGCAGTTTCTGCTACTCTTTTTATTTTTGAAATTGTTAATTCTAATAAATCAGGATTATTAATTGATTTACCATAAGTGTTTGATGTTATATCCCAATCTTTTCCAACTATGAAATAATCCATAGACTCAAGATATCTAGCTTTTATATCATTTAACAAATTATCAAATGAACCTACTTTAAATTCTTGTTGAACTAGTTTTTGATATCGTCTTCCATCACGAATTCTACCCTTACTTCTTATAAAGCTATCAACAACCTTAAAGATATCAATACTATCAATAAAGTTTCTAACATAATAAATGGTATCATCTCTAAAGTTTCCTTCATCGGTGAATAACCCATACCTTCTTAGTAAATCTTCATTAGGTTTATTTGTATTTTTTAAAGGAACAACTCTTATTTCGGTTCGTGTTGGTGATATTTCATGTATCCATAATTTATCAGTTTCTCCTTCTTCTGAACCGATTCTTCTGTTTAGTAATGTTATTTGAGTCTTGAATATACCATTAGAATATCCAGCTTCTCTAATTAATCTTTCTAAATCAATTATAAACTCAGATGCATCATTTGTCTTTTTAGTTTCTTCATTTCTTGTTATTAAAAAATAATCATTAATGTTTTTATCATCTATATGAATATATCTAACAAGTTTTGCATCCTCTCCTTGTGGTAGTTGATTATCATTTGAATCATATAAAATGAATTCAATCATATCAGACACACCAAGTCCGAAGTTAGATTTCTTAATTTCCTTTTCGAAAATTTTTCTATCTTCATTTTCTACGAGATATCCTTTTCTCTCTACTATTTCTTTAAATGTTTCTAAAGCCATAATCTATTAGGTTCTTCTCCTACTTCTTGCTTGCCAATAACGAGTTTTCATTTTAAATTTCTCATTAGTGGTTGTGTTTGTCCATTCTATTTCTGTTTCATAAGTTCCCTTACCAATACTTCCCCTAGCAAAAGTAACTGTTTTCTTACCAGGTGTTGAACCACCATCAGGACTTGCAGGAATAGTAAGTGAACTAGGAACACCTGTTAACCATTTTTTGTTTTTAATTACAGTTTCCGTTACGCTAAGTGTGACTGCTTCTTCACCTAAGTTATACCAATCATATTTAAGACCAGTTAATCTTCCCCTATCACCTTTCTTTCTATCATCCCATCTAGCAGCTTGTTCTGGTTTTCTATTTTTACTTGATGGATGAAGTGCCCAACCAACTGTACCCTTAACTTGGTATTGTCCTTTATCCTCAACTAACCCCAATAAACTTGTTTGTTTAGCTGCCTCAACTTGTTGTTCCGCTGCTTCTTGTTGTTGTTCGGCAACTTGTTGTTGTATCTCTTGTTGATTTTGTAACGATTTTACAATATCTTGTTGTGATGCTAATTGTGCTTGTAAGGTTTCTTTTTGTGCTTGTAACCCTTGAGCTTGTGCAGATAAAGATGCTCGTTCAATACCTTCCTTTGTACCCTTTATTAAAGAAGTCTGAAAATCTTTTAGTAAATCACTATATCTATCGGTTGCTTTTTCGGTTTCTATAATCTGTGCATCAAGTTGAGCTTGGCATGAATCAAGTTGTGATTGTAAAGATGATATCTCCCCCTCAAGTGAAGCAATACTAGATAACGCATTATCTCGTTGTGAGGTTATTGTCTTTATTTGTTTTTGTGCCTCTTCATACTTTTTTTCTAAACTAGTATATCTTGGTTTAGGAATAAAATCACCTCTTTGAACTTTTTTGGGTTTTATTAACTCATCAACTTTTACATCAATTGCCTTTTTAAGTTCACTTTCATCATAATTAGGTTTTTCAATGAAACCAGATGTTTCTCCCCCAAATGATTTTTGAGCTTCTAAATCCGCAAGACTCTTTAGTGGAGGCAATGTATCTACAAAATCAGCTTTGAATTTTTTTGTATCGTTTGGAGATTTGATTGGCTTTTTACCATATGGTATAAATTTCTCTGGTAATTTTACTGGATATTTAGAACCCTCTTTGAAATAGTATCCCGGTGGTAAAGCTTTACCATCTCTTTTGCGCACTCGGATTCCACCTCGTTCATCACGAGGAATTGCTTTAGAACCTTTTTTAACAAGTTCATCAATTCGAAATCTATCTTTTAACCCCATGTTATTTCTCTACGGTAAATGTTAAATCTTTATCACTAAAATATTCTACTACACCACTTCTTATTGTTTTTATTTCAATATAGTAATCTCTATTATATTCAAAGTTAGATAAATCTAATTTAAAATAATTACCATTGGCATCACAACTAACTTTTGTATAGTTATCATTGAATGGTATTATTACATCACCTGTTACGATATCTTTTATTTGATAATATGTTGTAGATGGTAAATAATATAAATCATTATAAGCGTATGTATTTGTATAGGTTTTAAGAGGATACTTTTCTCTACCAAAAACTCTAATCATTGGTGTACTCCCTACCTTATATCTTACTTTTAATCTTTTGAACGTTACATTAATTTCTTCAGAAGTTAATTCTGTTAATGAACCTGTTGTAAATACCGAATCATCCCAACCAATTCTAATTTTAGGTTGGTATATTGTTGCAGTTTCTTTACCGAAGAATTTTAATTCTCCATAATCAACTGTATCTGCTTCTTTTGCATCTGAATGTTTTACTATAAATCCTTCATTTGGTAGTGTACCACCAATCCAACTATTCATTGAACTGAGTACATTCATTTCTATATCACTCGATTGATATGAAAAATCTTGTGAACCAACCGAACCAGTGTACCATGTACCACCCTTTCCGTTAAAAGAACCACTCGTACCACTCGCATATCCACCATCTCCTAACCAACTTTCTGTGGATGTTCCTCTGTTTTCCCAACTTACACCATCGGTTGATATATCATCAAATCGTGTTCCAATACCCATATCCCATGATTGTGATATAGGATATGCATAAATTGTGTAATCCATAGGAATCTCATTTGCATCAGATTCTTTTAATAATAAATGAGCAGAACTCATTGTGATATCTCCACTAGCAATTGATTGTGATAATGGAGTAGTATCAAATTTTATTAATGCTCTTGCATTATCTTTAAGATTACCATAGAAAGTTTTAGATACCTCAATTATCTCATCCAATCCAGTGTTTTGACTTGGTTGTTGTAAATAAATTGTTGAATCTTTGGATGATGTTACGAAATGATACATTATACTACTCTCCCTTTTAAATCTTTATTTGGAAACTTAACCTCAAATACAGAAGGGTCTACTGATGGATACACCATTTTACCCTTTGTTGCTGCTTGTATATCATATGAATGTTCTGAGTATTTTCCTAAACACTTATTAGTAACTTCACATTTTGGTACAGATTGTACTCCCTCAATACTTGCTAGTAAAATTTCTATTGCAGATATATTAATTGGCATATTAAACGTCCAATTATCTATATTAAAATATTGCTTTAATTCTGATATACATTTTGCAAGTACTTCTCTTTTATTATATCCACCATAAACTCTTATTTCAAAATCAAGTCCTATGTTTATAACATACCCATCAATAATATTAATTCCATCTGTTAACATTCTATATTCTCCAATATATGTTTTCAGATTTTCTTTAACTGCTCTATTCAATATAGATAAATTTTTATCTGAGTTATATCCAAGAATATATAAGTTAATTGCAAATGGATTATTTTTTTCACCAGGACTACCCTTTTTACTTTTTAATAATCTTTTAACTTCTTCTCGTGTTTCTGCATCTGATAGGTTTTGGTCTTTAACCATGTTAACCACACCCATTAGTTCTTCAATTGAATCAGTATCTTTTAATAATGAACCAGGTGAGTTATTATCCAATTGACCATCTGGTGAACAATATGCCTTTGCGATTCCACCATATTTAGGAGGCAATGCCAATGCTCTAACTTGATAATCTTTTCTTGTTACTGCTCTACCTTGTGAACCAAAGTTAGCTAATGCGTTTTCTCTAATCTCATCAATAGTTTCTTCACCCCTACCACCAGTTGCTGGAGTTTCATTATCAACTGCTACCGAAGCTTTCATTTTATTATATAAAGTAGATTCGTTTTGTGAAAATGTTTTTACATCATCATCGAATTCAATTCTTTTTATTGATGTTAGTTCTCCCTTAGAAACATTAGAAGATACACCACCACCCACTAGATAAGAAATTGTAAGAGTTGTATTTGAAGGTGCTTGTCCATAAGATGATGTTCTTAAGAAATTAGCAGGGTCAAACGTAGAACTCATTTTATCTATGGATGAATTTAATCCCAATCCAACATTTTTTGTACTTGGTATTAATACTTCATCATTTGTTGAATTACCACCACCAAATACTAGTGTAGTTGTATTATCTTGATTAATCTTAGTTACATATCTTTTTGAAGTTTTCAATACTTTTAATATATTTGATACAGAATCTTTAAATTGAGCTAAATCTTTATCAGTTTGCTCTGAAACTGGATAATCAACATATACCATTTCTTGTGCTAAGTATGGAACTTGATACCACTTACCACCATTTGCATCTCGTACATCAAATACATCAATTACATTTTTATCTGCAAGATTTATTTTAGAAAATTGTTGAGGTGAACTAAATGTTTTAGTTACGGTTTTTAATGTAGCTGAAATTGCTTTTACATATTTTTTAATAAGGTATTGTGTTGCTTCTCCCGCTGAATCAGTATAAACCGTAATTTCTCTATCAGTTGCATCATTAAAATCAACAAGTTCGGTTGTTCTAAACTGAACATTTGTTTTAGCTGCTTCTACAACCATACCTTCTCTTATTCTTAAGTAATAATCAGAATCTGGTCTGTTATCTTCTCCACTACCAATAGAAGGTGCTAATTGATACACCGCAATTGTTACGATTGCAGGTGAAGTAACTTTTGGTTTATATCCTAAGTAGTTTGAAAGAGCAATTACATTTTGTTTATCTTCTGCATATAACATTAATGATTCTTTCAATGAATCATCTGTATAGTATGACAATATATCTCCAAGATAAGATGCCATTTCTATAAACATCATACCAGGAGAAGCTTCGTTAAAATCAGAATATGTTTTAGGAAAATAAGTTTTAGAGTATTCAATTAAGTTACTTCTAAAAGACGCAAAATCTTTACTTAGATATTTTATATCTCTTCCATTGTTACTTTTAAAATTAGCTGAGTTTAATGCCATAATATTATTCCTGTACTACCAATGTTATTTCTTGTAAATCAATATCGTTTCCAACTGTAAATTGTAAATTTAAATTTACTTGATTTTTATCTTTTAATTCACTTGCCATATCTACATCAATTGCTTCTATTCTAATGTAAGGTAACCAATACTCTACACTTTTTAAAATAGTTTGTTGGATGTTTTTTTTAAATTCAGTATCATCCATTTGTTCGAATAATAATGACCTTAGTCCTGAACCAAAGTCTGGCTGCATTATTCGTTCACCCTTTGCAGTTAATAACAAATTTTTAAGATTAGCTTTTGCTTGCTCAAGTGATGTAAATGCTTGTGAAAAAAATCCTGTATTACCACCTTGTATTGGTAGTGTAATTCCATATGCATAAGAATCAAATTCTTCGGAATCTTTAAGTGTTTTTTTACCAAGTATAAATGCCATTACTCACTCCCCTTATCTTATTTTTTAAATTTCTTAACCAATGCAGAATTATCTCTGTTTAGTATTTTATCAAGACCGGCTAAACCTGTCTTAACTCCAAGACCATTTTTACTTGGTCCTCGTGATACATCTCCATACCCCATTTTTTGTGCCATCTGTGTTCTCATTCCCTCAACTCCAGCTCCTGCTCCTTGAGATGTAAATGATACGGTTTTATCCATACTCTCTTGAATTGGTTCTTGTTGTGGTAGAGTATCTAATACTGATTTTCCACCAACTGGTCCGCTACTTCTCTGTGCCTTTGTAAAGGGAGTTGTCATATTTAAAACCTCGTTTATAGATTTGTTTTTAGAATATGTTTTCTTTGGTGTTGCTCGTTCTTGTTCTAACGCAAGTTCTACTTGTTGGAAAGGGTCTATCTCTTCACTAACGACTTGCGTTGAGGGAACGGCTACACCCCCCTTCACCTCTGCTAATCTTCTACTTACTTCCTCTTCCAATATCCTTGGAAAAGTTTTCGATAAAAAACGTTCTTGTTGTTTGGCAGTTTCTACCTCAACAAGAGTTCTTATTACTTTTATTAATTGTTTGTTGTTCATTTTGATTCTGTTTATCTTAATATAAATATATTACTATTAATTTTATGGTTATTAACCTGGTACTAAGTATGCTGGATGTATCAAAACACCAGGTGCTACGGGTGGTGGTGCACCAGGATAAATGGATATTGTTGAATACATAAATACGGTTGTTGTTAGATGGGTTTGCATACCAGCTGCAAGTAGTGATAAAAAAGTACTTGTTTCATTAGTATTTGATAAAGGACCGATTGGAGACCAAGCACCTGGATTCATACACACCGCTGCAGTTGTTGTTATGTTTTGAATTGCTCCAGTTGCTGGTATTATAGGAGGAATTCCAACTGTAAGTGTAGCACCTGTCCAAAACGCAACTACTCCCTTACCAATATCATCTGCAAATGTATGCAACCCATCAGTTTTTGATAAAGCAGTTGCACACGCTATAGCTACCAACGCTTCCATTCCTGCAGTATTTCCCGCAGATAATGGAATCATGTTTGTATCTTGAAACCCTCTCAAAATACACATATTATATTCTTGAGTAATCTTTTTAGCAAAATCAGTAAATGCACCTATACCACCTTGGTTGGTCATATAGTTTTCCATATTTGCTTTAAATGTATTGAATGACATATTATTACTCCGTATAATTTAAAGTAGATAAAAATGTATTCAATTTTGATTTAATCTGATTAAAGGTAGGTTTGTTAGTTGGACCAGGTGCAGTTGGACCACATGGAGTTTGAAATACTTGTACATTTATGGCATCAATTAACTCTTCCATTAATCCAAGTAGAGTTTCACCTCTTACCAAAGGTTCTGTTGTTTCTTCGGTATTTAAATATATTTCACCACTACCACCTAAAAAATACATATTATTATCATTAGTAGTTGTTCTATATTCTCCATTTAAATCTATTTCAGCACCATCTAATCCATTATCGATTGTAAGCTTACCATCGGAAATAAATGAATAATCTCCTTTAGAAAAGAATATCATTTCTGAATCTTTAGAAGATAGTATTATTCTACCACTATTAATTAAAATTTGGTCTGTTGCCTTTAGTTCTTCAGGTGGGGTATGATATATAGGTTCAGTTTCAAATGGAACATCAGCAGTACCAGGAGTAAATGCTAACTCATAATCTCCACTAGTTATAGCGATAGTAGAACCATCTTCTACAACATCCTCTTCTGTTATTTCAAACTCTTTTAAATCTTCAATAGATTTATCATTTTGCCTATTTCTTATTAGTATAGTTGGAGCAAAAACATTTTCTTCATTGTTATATCCACTAAAACGAATTGATTGTCCAAATCTCGATTGTATTACCTTATCACCTTCATAATATACAAGTGGATTGATTTGTGTTGGTTCAAAATATTCTCCAAGTTTATTACTTCTATCACCATCACCTCCTGAGTTTGGAGTTCCTGTTTGAGATGTTTCTGAATATCCGGATGAATTTGAATCTGAGTTTTCTACTGGCAATCCTTGTAGTTGTGCATCCTCAACTGCATTACCTGCATTGATATCTATATTATGAATTCTTTTGTAATGTGAATTACCACCCACTTTAATTAATTCAACTACCTCACCAAGTAATGGAAGTCCTTCATCGATATTAAATGGTGGGTAATCATTTAAATCATCGAAATCATATGAAGTATCTCCCTTTTCAACAATTTTAGCAAATCCAAGTACTGAATCTAAATCCGATACATCTGAAGTTATATCATCTGGTATTGTTATTGATTCAAACTCTGTATCATTAATATGAACATATACTACGGTACCTGTAACTAACTTTTGTTTATTATTTTGATTGTTAGTTAAAAAACTAGAATTTGATTTTTGTATTCTTTGCATTACTCTCCAACCTTTTGTTTAAGTTCTTCTATTTCGTTAGTAAGTTCATCAACCTTAACATCTTGTTCATCTGCTACTTGTAGAATAGTTTCATCTAATTGTCTTAGTAGTTGTTCTTTTTCAATATCAGAAAGAAAACCAGTATCTCCTTCTGATTTTTGTGCTGCACCTATAATTCTTTGTGCAATTGCACTCATCTTAATTAATGATTCATCGTTTCTGATTGATGAATCAATTAAGTCTTTTAGGATTGGTCCTATTACTGCCATATCCCCAGCATGTCTGATTACATTTCTCATTTCTGAAATCAGTTCTGATATTCTTTGTTTCTTGTTTTGTTGATTATCATAGATATCTTTAAACAATCCACTAAGGTTTTTTCCAGGAAATAATTCAAATTCTATACTCATGATTATACCATATTAGTTGTATATAAATATAGTAAACGAAAAAACCCCACTTTTAGTGTGAGGTTTAATCTTAAACGCGTTGTTAGAATTACTTCTAATCCTTACTTCTTAATAATGTGGTACAGTACAAAAGCCCCTACAAGTCCTAACAGACCTTCAGCACTTAAACTTCCTAGAATGCCCATAATGTTATCAACTACTGATACTTCTGGCCAAAAAGGGATGTTTGTACCTTTGAAGAGTACTTCAAGTACAACTCCCAAGGCAATGATGCTAATACCAATTTTTGTTAATTCTTCAGCCCAAGAGCCTATTTTTTTCAAAAATTCCATATTGTTCTCCTTTTGTTTTAATTAAATGTGAATAACTTTTCCATCTTGCAAAACTAAGGGATATCCGTTAATAACTATGGTATATATGATAAAAAAAATTACAATATATATTCAACCTTCAATTAAATAAGTGTATTAGGGGTTTATATATTTATGTATAAAAAAACCCCACCGATTGGAGGGGTATTTTGTACTAACCACTTTATTATACGATTAGAGATTTCCGAGGTAATTTATAACTTAAAACAGTGTCCTCTATCTTTCAATAAGTATATTTTAATAATTAAATAATTGTTTTTCTAATAATATAATTTCCAAGTACAAGAGTGTCCATTTCACAATCAAGGAATGTTTTTATTGCATCTTCTGGTGTTAGAACCATTGTTTGGTCTTTTAAATTGAAAGAGGTATTGATAACAATTGGATACTCATTATCTATTTCAAGTTGAGTTAATAAAGAGTATATTCTTGGATTATCTTTAGAATCTAAACTCTGTATTCTTGCAGAATTATCAATGTGTGTTATAGCAGGAAGTTTATCAACGAATTCTTTCTTAACCTTTACTACTTGATTCATATATGGAACTAATCTATTATATTTAAAATATTTAATCTGTTTTTCTCTATGTACAATAGGAGCAAATGGTCTAAACCCTTCTCTTTTTTTAATCATCATATTTAAACGAGATTTCATTTGAGGGTCTCTTGGATTTGCTAATATAGAACGATTACCTAGTGCTCTTGCACCAAACTCCATTCTACCCTCAAACCAACCAATTATATTTCCATCAGTAATTTCTTTAGATATAATTTTTATTATTTGAGGATTAACTACATATTCTCCATAGATATATTTCTTAAATTTATCAATAGTAGATTTTATAGATTCCTTTGAATATTCTGGACCTAAATATGGATTGGTGTTTATCTTTCTCAATGATACATTATTATCATAGTAATAATGTAAAGCACATCCAATTGATGAACCAGAATCAGATGGTGCAGGTGGTATCCATAAATTATTATAAGAAGTTTTTTCTAATATCTTTCCATTTGCAGTTCCATTATACGCACAACCTCCACTTAAACATAAGTTACGAGATGATGATAACGAAAAAGCTTTTTCCAATAAATTAAAAAAATATTTTTCATATATAGCTTGTACAGATGCCGCTAAATCTTTATGGTCTTGTGTAAGTGGTTCTTCTGGTAATCTGTTTGGTAGTTCAAGTAACATTCCAAGTTTTTCATTAAACATATGTGTATCTGAATATTCATATGTAAATAAATCCATGTTTAATTTAAAGTTACCCTCTTTACCTGATATAATTGAATCGAATTTATCTATATACCTAGATGAATCACCATACGGTGCCAATCCCATCATTTTATATTCCCCTTCATTTGGTTTAAATCCCAAGAATGCAGTAAATGCAGAATAGAACATTCCAAGTGAATGTGGAAATTTTATTGAATCTAATTTTTTAAGTTTGTTTTTTGTTCCCTCATATATTGTAGTTGTTTCCCATTCACCAACCCCATCAACTGAAACTACAATAGCGTTATTGTATGGAGAAGTATAATATGAATACGCTGCATGAGATAGGTGATGTTCGGTAAACACAACATTTGTTTTACTACCAGTATAAGAATCAATATCTAACATTAATTCTTTATATGCAGTTTTGTTATTACTAATAATACTTTTTCTGTTAAAGTATTTTAATACTCCACCTTTTTTTGTAGAGGTTTCTATTCTATCTAATTTTTCAAAAGGAACTTCATAGAAACAAATAGAATCTAAATCTTCTTTGGTTATAGAATACTTTTTAAATAACCAATCAATCGTATTATGTGGAAATGAAGAATCGTGTTTTATACCTGTGAATCTTTCTTCTTCACACGCTCCTAATACTATACCATCTTTTATTAAAGATGCCGCTGAGTCATGATATCCACAACTAATTCCTAATATATAACTCATTAATATTTTTTATTATAAGTAATCAGTATCTATAAAATCATTATTCTTTTCTACACCAAACTTTTCTTTTTCTGTTCTGAAATCCCCATGTTCAAGATAATCATTTAACATTCTCTTTTGATGTATTTTCATTACATTGACAACTTTAGTAATGTAGTGAGTTTTACAATCAGTCATTTCTCTGATTAACAGATATAAATGTTTTTTATTAAAGTTTTCAATATGCTCACTTCTTCTAAATAATTCTAATACAGCATCTGCTATTTGTAAATCTCTTTTCTTTGTAAAGATTGAGTTTAAATTACTATCCCAAAATTCTAACATCAATTGTTTAAAATCTTTGAATTCATTATTTTCTTCAACTTCATTAAAATCATTTTCAGGATTCCATGTTTCGGGCATCTGTGAAAGGAGATTGTTTTGTTTCCATCTTTTGTAGTTACCATTATTTTTTAAAATTAAATGGTTCTTTGCTATAATTGTAAAGTAAGAAAATGCTCTACCTTTACCAGGTTTGAACATATGCATTTTTTCTACCATCGTAGATACTACTTCTGTTTGGATATCTTTTTTTGGTACATCGAAATAAGAAAACTTGAATGTATTAAGAACATTTTCTGCAAGTTTTTCGAATGGGTATTTGATTCCTTCTTCATATATCTGAGACCTTTCTTCAAAATTATCACTTGCATTATATTTTATTATTGCTTCCTGTGCAGGTGTACCAAAATAAATTTTGGATTTTTTTCTCCTTTTTTTCGCCATTATATTTCGTTGTTTAACTCTTCTATTATTTTTTTTATTTCACTAAAGCTTATACCAACCTCATCATCTTTTTCAAATGCTTGTTTAGTATCTAGTTTTCTCATTGAAGTTAATGCATTTTCTACCTTATCTCTAGTTGAATAAATGGTATTTACTACCCTATCTTCTAATTGTTCGTTTTGTTTTAATAGGTTTCGAACTCCTATTAGTAGTACGATATTTATGACTACCGAAATTCCTATAACAATATTATAGGTAGTTAATAATTCTATCATGAATTTGGTTTTAATTTAATTTCATAACCACTAAACTTATTCATATAAGAAGTGATTTTTGTTCCATTACCATCCTTAAAAACTTTTCCATTTTTAAAGTATCGTTTTACAGAACCCTGTCCTCCAAGATGTGCAGCTGCTAATATACCACTTTCTGTTATTAACATTCCATTAACAGTTTGTCCATCGAATACATCAATGTACTTTTGTAATTTTTCTTTGTTGTGTAGTAATAAAGCCATCATTGCTTCTTCTTGTAGTTGTGGGTTATTTAGAAATTCTTGTTTAGTTACTTTGAATCCTAATCCTTTTAAAGTACTTCTTCCAAATTGATACTTACCCATGTATCCCCA